CTAGTTCCTGAATCGCTTCGTATTTTGCGGATCGTCCACCTCCCGATTGCGTATTTCTCTCAATTTTTTTGCGAAAGCTCGCTCCACTTCTAAGTGCCGAACTTTTGCCTTGAGTTGTCGGTTCTCTTCTTCTAACTGTTCTTCGCGCGTTAAAGCGTCACCTTTGGGACGCGGCTTTTTACCTCGCCGGTCCTTTAAGACTTCCCAGTTACCGGTGGCCTGATATTTTCGAACCCAGTCATACACTCGGTTATACGAAACGTCGAACTCCTTAGCTGTTACTTGGTAATCACTGTCATGATCAAGTGCCCACTGGACAATCTTAATCTTTTCGTCGTAACTGACTTTCCGTCCCATTTTCCTAACCCGCTTTCCTGCGCCTTTCGGTGCTAGTAGTTTGCCACTATTGTACCGAATAACCCAGTCGGTTAGTTGAGAATTACTGCGAATATTGTACTTATGAAGCACTTCCTGACGTGATAAGCCGTTATCTTGATAGTCGACAACCGCTGCCACTTTTAGGTCAATTGAATACCGGCGGTTGGTCGCGCTCCGCCTAACCCCCAGTACTCCTTCCTGAAGGAATCCTTTAATCCAACGACGTAATGAACCATCGTGGATCCCGTTGTAATCAGCGAAAACCTTGATCGAAAGATCCGAATCCTGATAACAACTTAGAAAATATAGCCGATCTAGTGTCGAATAGCTTGGCAAATAAAAATCCCCCTAGCGATAATAAGTCTTGGGTTTCATACTTGTTACCTTTAAGGGGATTATAGCCCATAACTGTGCTTCGTCATTATTTGATCCTCCAATTTACTTCCTTAATTATACTAAATCAGAGTCTCTATTTAACTTGTACACTTTTTATTCTAGGCCCAATAGTGGACAATTAAGTGTTGCTTACGCAACAAGAAAGCGAGCTAGGAAAGTGGGCCGAAAAGTTACTTTTGAGGAGAAACGGCAAATTACTCAATGGACAATTGATCACGAGTATAACTATCAAGCCGCGGCAGAAAAATTTAATGTCAGCTATCAACGGGTCTATTCATGGGTACGAAAGTACCAAAGAACTCACGATTGGGAATCCCTTCAGGATAACCGGGGTCGCCATAAAGGCAAAACACCAACCAATGAAGTGGAAAGATTACGACAAGAAGTAAGGCAGCTGAAAGCTAAAGCGAAGGAACGGGAGGTACAGATTGCCTTCGCAAAAAAATTGGTCGAAATACACAATTGGGAGGTGGAACGGCCGGACGATATCAAGCGATTCAGGAAATGAGCCAAAGTGGGTATAATAGTTAAAGCAGCCGGGGTAAGTCGGCAGGCTTACTACAAGTGGCTTACCCATGAACCGACGGTTCATGATATTCAAGATCAAGAAATTTTAAAGCTCGTTAAACAGTTAGAAGCACAACATAAACACTGCGTTGGTTATGACAAGATGACCCGTTTGATAAAGCAGGAAAGATTATCATACACAGTTAACAAGAAGCGCGTCATACGCATTATGAAGGAACACAGTATTAAAGCGGACTATCCAGCCTAAGAGAAAACGTGTGCAGGAGCAGGAAACTTATGAAGCACAGAATACCCTGAACCGCCAGTTTGAACAAGCTGCCGCAAATCAGGTGTGGGTGACGGACACGACGGAAATTGCCTACAACATTCGTAAGTACAAAGTCCGTCTACACGTTGTCCTGGATCTATACGGTCAATACCCACTTAGCTGGATTATTACGCCTACAGAAACGAGTACTGGGGCTATTAAAGTATTTCAAATGGCCAAGCAGAAAGCCGGAGGTGGGAGTGTAAAATATTTTGTGTAAATTGATACCTTGAGGGTATTGAAAAAGGGAAAGCCTTCCCCGTATGATTGAAATCGCTAAAAACCAATCAGAATACGGAGGCTTTCCCCATGAACCAGTTTAACAAAGATATTATCGCAGCGCTATCTTCCGACAAAGATATTCCCCTGAATGAAGTCTTACGTCGTCAAATCGAAGTGGCCGCTAATCAGTTCCTTCAAAATGAACTGACTGCGGTGCTAGGCTACGAACCACATACTCGGATCGACCGATCAAAAGACGACGTGAACTACCGGAACGGGACGTACACCCGCACGATCGACACTGAGTACGGTGAAATTAATCTGACGATCCCACGGGACCGGTTAAACAAGTTTCAAAACGCCCTCTTCCCTCCTTACGTGCGTCGGACTGATGGACTGGAGGAAATGGTCATCAAGATGTACTCCAAGGGCGTCACAACTCGTGAAATCGCTGATATGGTTGAGAGAATGTACGGCCACTACTACTCACCAACCACGGTTTCAAACATCACTAAGCGGACGGAACACCTGGTTGAAGAGTTCCACGAGCGCAAATTCAAGTACTCACAGTACGTCTGTGTGTTCCTCGATGCTACTTACATTCCGTTACGCCGTGGTACCGTTGAACGAGAAGCCGTTAACGTAGCGATCGGAATTCGAAGTGACGGCGGTAAGGAAGTTCTTGACTACAGTATCGCACCGACCGAGAACGGAGCCGCTTGGTCTGAACTACTCCAGGGATTACGCGCACGGGGGATTAAAGATATTCAGTTGTTCATCGCCGACGGTTTAGTTGGACTTCAATCTGCGATTGAGGCTAACTACCCGCAGGCGAAGTTTCAACGGTGCTGGGTCCACGCAGAGCGCAACCTTTTAGGGTACGTTCGCAAAAACGATCGCAGGGAGATTATCACCGACTTTAAGGCTATTCGGCAAGCAGAGAACCTACAAGCCGCCAAAGAACGATTGGCGGCTTTCAGTGCTAAGTGAGAGTCCAGTTATAAGCGTCGAATCAAGAAACTAGTCCAAATGGAGGAGCTATTCACGTTCTTCAGTTTTCCAACTGCGATCCGTCAGACCATCTACTCGACGAACCTAATTGAGTCGTTCAATAAGAGCCTGAAGAAGATGGTCCGACGTAAAGAGCAGTTCCCAAACGAAGGAGCCCTCGATCGCTTTATCATGACGCAAGTGATGGAGTACAACGATAAATTTGAGAATCGAGCACATTGGGGATTCAAGGACTGTCACGACACGCTTGATTCGATGTTTTAGAATCGCCAATTCATGCGGGCGAAGTTTCCTTTTTTACACAACATTCTTGACACTCTCCCGGAGGTCTGGCACCGCTAATCCACACTGATCGCGGAGCAGCATATACTTCCAAAGCATTCAACCACTACTTGGCTAGTAATAACAGCCAACATAGTTACTCAGCCCCAGGAACACCAGCTGATAATGCGGTGATGGAGCACTGGTGGGCTGATTTTAAATCTATCTGGTTAGCACACTCACCACAACCACAAACGTTTGAAGACTTAGAACAGCTGGTGACAGAAGGTATCGATTACTTTACGCATTCCTTTATTTCAGGCAAAAGAAATGACCTTACCGCAGCGGAATACCGCTTTGGCAAGGCCAACTAGTTTTTATTATTTAATGTGTCAACTTGACAGGGTACAGTACCGATAGCCGATTCCTAATTTAAATTGACATTCCGGGACTTAAAACGAATCTCTTATCCCGATTATATTTAATTGTATATCGAATCAAAAATAGTTAAAAATAATTTTTAAGCGTTGTCTTTTTTAGGGGAAGAAAATCAACTAATTAATTAAATTGTCTAATTTTGGGTCCTTTTGGGTCCCCAAGGTGTCCAGGTGAATCAATCAACAGGACCCAAGCGGGACCCAACCATTGTCAAAATTAACCGAAATTATCCGTAACCCAACAAAAGCAAACAGTAACAAAAAAGAGCCTAGGACGTTTATCTAACAACATTCTAGGCTCACTATGTTTAGATAACTTGACGGAGTTAAATTAAACATGAAAGGAGAGTACAGGATTATCAAACGTTGATATATCAGTGTTTATAGGCATTTTGTGTCCATATGGTGTCTAACAAAAAAGGCCCCGCTTAACTGCAGGACCTTTTTTTATTTTAGTTTTTTATCAACCGCTATCTCTAAATCTTTTCTAATCTTATAATTTATATTTGTTCTTATAGCCGGGCCACCACTTCTCGCGCAACCGCTCACGTGCTGCTAATGCTTCCTCCAAAGTGTCAACTAACGTCGAATGCTGCTTGCGGTTATACTGTACAGATACTCGGTAACGCCAGCGTCCATTACGTTTAGTCATAGAGATGTTACGATAACCGGTCTTGTTTGATACAGGCGGTTTATCGCCTAGCAGGCTCTGATGATGTTGGCCGCCACTTTCGAGATTACGCGCTTTTATGTGGCCGCAACTGGTGGTCTGCCCGGAGTTGAGTTGACCGGTCGAAACAGTAGTCAATCGGCCACAGTCACACCGACAAAGCCACTTGTACTCGTGCTGAGTGCCACGCTCGTCTGATTTAGCTATCACGGTAAGGTGGCCGAACACTTTACCAGCTAGATTCTGCTTAGTATTTGGCATCGTACAACTGCGCCAGCTTGTGGACTGTAATCCACCTTGCTGTCCTTAATTTATCTGGATCGGCCCGGTAAGTCTTGAGGGTTGGGATTGATACTCCCGACCCCTTTTCTAATTCTGCGAAGCTATTGTTTTTATTGGTTACAACAGCTTTCGCTTTGTCTAGCTCGTTGATAATCGACCCCTCCTTAGTTAGTTGTTTCCTTCGGCTACCGTGTAACTTTCGGTCGTGTAATCGTCGATGTAGTCGTTCTCTTTGCACCACTCCAAGAAGTCTGCGCATGTCCCATCTGTCGGTGCTTGCCGGTACTTTTCCTCCCATGCGTCGGCGTCTTTCAGACCAACGTGGTCGAAGTTTAGCCGCTGCCCTACGTAAAGAGTAGTCTTCAAATCTTCAACGTCGAAGTTGTTATCTTTGCGGGTGAAAATGTACGGTGAATTCCAAGTTGCACCGCCGTTCTTGCCAGAAGTGTGGATTGTGAATTGCGTAACCTTGATCATTTTAATTTCCTCCTTGTTTCCTTTTCTTGATGGTTTTATTATAGCACCGTTGGTATATTTTACAATACTTTTGAACAAGAAAATATACTTTTACCACACAAAAAAATCCCCCTCACCACGAAGGCAAGGGGGATAAATTATTTAGTAGTAGAGAATTTGGCCGGGATAAATCAGTTAGCTTGCTGGAGCTTCTGTCGCTGAACTTACCGGAGCCACTGAGCTTGCTACTGGAGCCACTGAACTTGCTACCGTAGATGCTGAGCTTGCTACCGGAGCCTCTGGACTTGCTGGGGCTTCAGTGATTGGGTCTGGCACATAGATCTCTGCGTCAGCCACCATGGTCTTAATCTTAGCCAAGCCAAGGCGCTCCCAGTCCTTCGTGTTGTCAGTCAACTTAATTCCATCGGATTGTTCTAGCGTCATCTGACCACCCAAGTATTGAGTGGAGTCTTCTGAGTTACGAATTGAGTAAGGCAAGATGACCTGTGATAGCTGAATACCTGTACTACTATTAGCTACTTGGATTTGTGGATTGTTGAAGCTTACTGTTACTGTCATTTTTATCTCCTTTTATTGCCGTCAAATGTTAGCAGGTACCCAAGTTTTACCATCTGTCGTTTTTTGGATACCGCTTGTAGTAACCCGTAGCCCGTAATTCCCTGCCAGTACGGTAGTAGTTGCAAGCGTTGTGTTGCCTACAAGTGACTTGTCCCCAGCAATTGTCTCATTGCCTGTATTGTGTACAACTTTGGAATCGTCAGCAAGAAGTTTCCAAGTCGTCCAACTAGTGGTATTCATTGTCCGCATATACATATTATTTGACCCAATACCATATGCTATTTGGATATTCATAGATCCAGCAATGCCGGATTTAAAACAATGAACGTAATAAAAGTCTTGAGGAAGTCCCCAGTTAGACAGACCACTTACATCAGCCCAGCCATTAATATACCACCACCCCATAGAAATATCATTCATATCCGTATGTGTTCTGTCAAGTCTCCCGATAACATTTTCATTAGCGGGGAGAATATTGGTTCCATTTACAGATATTGTACCATTCTTGTTATCAGTGACTTTAGTGCTTAATCCATTGTTTAAATCAGTAACAGTAGTGTAGTTACTTAAATCTTGAGCGGGTCCTTGTGGCCCTTGTGGCCCTTGTGGCCCTTGAATACCTTGAGGTCCCTGTGGGCCTGTATCACCCTTGTCACCTTTTGGCCCTTGTGGGCCTACTGGGCCAACAGCTCCAGTATCACCTTTTGGCCCTTGTGGACCTTGAATACCTTGAGCACCCCGAGGAATATTAAAAGTAACGTAGTTCTTACCATCCGCCGCCGCTTGCACCACAGTAGCAGTCTGGTCAGGCTCAATCGTGTTCACTTTAAAGACGTAATTCATCCCTATGTTCATAACAGCTTGGTCAACCACGTCTTGGAAACCAATCGTCTTGATTTCTTTCTCGGCTAAATCTGTAATGTTCTGATAAATAGTGAAATCAATCGTTCTTTGTGGAGATGGGTAAATTGATCTCTGCTTTGCATTGTTAGAATCAATCCATTCTTCCCACACTTCTAAGTGGTATTGGCCAGCAGGAAGGCTGGTGAAGTCAGCGCTATTAACTACAATGCCATTTGAGTCAAGTCTTACTGGATAATCTCCAATGTAATTGTTTCCATCTGACACCTTGGCAGTCCACGTATGAGCAGGATTAAGCAGGACTTGACCACCAAACTCGTTCCTCGGTGTAATGACGATGTCTTTGGTCGTGTCAAGGTGTTTTAAGTTCATGTCATTGGTACTAACGTCATCAATTGTTGCCATTTTTCAGCCTCCTTCTATTAGTAGTAAAGTGTTTGACCCGGATAGATCAGGTTAGCGTTGGCAAGGCCGTTCTTAGCCTTTAAGGATGTCCAGGATGTTCCTAATCGGCTAGCAATGCCAGAAAGCGTGTCACCAGACCGGACCGTGTAGGACCGTGCGGATGAGCCACCACTTAGCTTGAGCACTTGACCCGGATAGATCAGGTTAGCGTTGGCAATGCCGTTGATGCTTGCTAGCGTGCTGGTGGACGTGCCATAACGGCTGGCGATTCCTGATAAGGTGTCACCATACCGGACGGTGTAAGCCTGCGTCCCCGTGGAAGTGATCGGTGTGGTGGCTTTATTGGTGACCGTTGACCCGGCGCCGCTGTCGGCTACCCGTAATGTTTGACCAGGATAGATCAGGTTAGCGTTTTGGATACCGTTAAGGGTTACCAACGCGTTTACCGTCATACCGTAGCGGCTAGCGATGGCTGACAGTGTGTCGCCACTCTTCACCGTGTAGTTGTGCGTGTCTTGGTGGAGTTGCTTACCAGTAGTGGTTGCAGCCGTCTTGGTGGCCGGTTCTTGCGCATTACCGTTCTTGTAGCCATTTTCCGTGATCCCTGTGAAGTCCACGTTACCATCCAACCCACCGGATGCGTACGTTGAAGTGAATTGGAAGAGTTGAACGTTCGTAAACGACGGGAAATAGTTGTAATCTGGTTCCGTTGTTACTTGATAGTTCTTATATTCGCCCAACCACAGAGGCCACTGACTAGCGATCTCTTGCAGCCCTGCCGACCCTAAATGATTGATCAAGAAACTCTTGTAACCATAAAGAACAGCTGTATAGCCAGCGTCTTGCACCCGCTGGAGTGCGTGCTCAACACTTGCCAAGTCCGGATTACCGGATTCCACGTCTAAAGCCACGATCGAACCCTTAGGCGTCTGGACTTTCGGCAAGTAGTAATCAAGCATTTGGTCGGCTTGGACCGTGCCACTGAACTGAGCGTAAATATAGGTGTGCGCCCGTTTGTTGAGGGCAATCGTGTTGGCCACTTGTGTTCCATAAGTCGTCTGTGGGACAAAGGAACCGTTGTAGTAACCCCCAATCTGCGAGATTGAAAAGTCGTCCCGAGCATAGCCCCACTTGCCAGCGTTGCCTTGATACTTAGACCAGTCCACCCCGTAGTGCTTTACAGTCGTAGCGTGCGCCGTGCCTGCCAACGGCAAAAGTAAAAGCGCGATCGCCACACTTGCGGCCCCGCGCTTGATCATCTTCATCTTTTTCATTTTTAGTTTTGTGCCCCCTCTAAAGCGTCCAGTTGCTTTTGAGCGGTTGCCTCTTGCTCCTTTAAGCTCGCTAAAGCTGCCTCCGCCTTAGCAATCTCCTCTTGCTTGTCGTCGGTCTTGCTTGCTTGCGGGTAGGCGTCTAAAGTGCCGCCTGCCTTAAGCTGAGCGTAGGCGGCTTCGATCGCATTGTTAAGTGTCGTTTCGTCCGTGTTAGTGAAGCCCAGATTGGCCAAAGCTTGCTTGACGATTTGGACGGCGTGGGACTTTTTGACCTCGCCTTCAATAGCTTCATTGACTCCTAATTTTTGCATAGCCACGACCGCGTCCTTAGCTAACGTTGGCAAGACAGACACGAGCGTTTCGGCTTGCTTGTTGCCCTTGAGCCACTTAGACAGGTAAGTAATGATGATTGGTAGTGATGCCACTGCCACCGCTGTGATTACGTCCGCAATTGAATTTACTTCCATGATTTTTCCTCCTATTTTTTAGAGAGCTGTTCCACTTGATACTTAAGATCATCGATGCTCTTCTGCAACTCGATAATTTGATTCTTGAGCCTGAAATTCTCGTTCATAACCTCGTTGAGCTGGTCTAGCGTCTTACGGAGGTTGGTTGACAAGGTGTCGGTGCTTGAATAGATCACATCGTGCTGATCGACATCCGACGTCGTGCGATTTTGTAGCCAAGCAAACAAGGCCGAAACACTGCCACCGAAAACAGCGCCAAGCAAAGATAAAATAAGATCCCATTTAACCACACCACACGCCCCTTTCGAAATGGAAGAAAGCGTCTAGCAAGATTCTGATAAAAACAAAGCCGATTAAGATCGTGGCCACTGAGACAGACGACCGTTGGAAAGCATCTTGCACGAAAAACGCGACTAGATACGCCATCCAAAGTGCGGCCATCATCACAGTAGCCACAAAGTCCGCGAAATACTTGTGGTAATTGCAAATCGTCAAGATTAGCACTCCTCCGCCTACCACAATTAGGGATGCACACATCGGCCAGCCCTTCAGAAGATTCATCGCGTGGAAAACCGGGTGAGTATTATCGTCGTATGGATGATTGAAAACCAGTCCAAGACCCATAATCACCGTTTCAATACTGGTAATCATTAATGAATTGTTGCGCTTGTATTGCATAAGACCACCTCCTACTAAGTCTGAGAAGACGTGGTTGTGGACGATGAATTGACCTTAGCCATTACCGTCTTGAGCTGGGCCAAGGCTGTGTTGAGTTGGGTCTGTAAGCCGGCAATCGTCTGATCTTGTGAGTTAACCAGCGCATTTAGCTGGTCAACTTTGTTTGAGAAATTCTGAACGGTGTCCTTGTCAGCGATGTTAGCCACCATAGCGAGATCAGCCTTAGCGTTTAACTTGGTGTCCATCTGAGCTGACGTGTAGTAGCCGGTTAAATCCGTCTTGGCTACGTACCCGCTAAGTGTCTTATTTAAGCCATCATTAGTCACATATGAGCCGAGTGGGAAGTTAAAGTCCAGCACCGCAGCGCTTTCTGTCCCGCTGTTAGTGACGGTCATGGTTGCACCATCTGTTGTGACGTTACCGACCTTGATCGTTGGACTAACGCCGTCTTTACCATCTTTACCTGCTTCGCCAACCGGGACGACAAAATCTAAAACTACGTTTTTATCATCGCCGGTATTGGTGACTGCCGCATTAGTCCCGTTAGACACACTACCAACCTTAAAGGTCAGCGCGCTTTGACCAGGATTACCTTGTGGCCCAATCTTACCTAGACCAGATACCCCGCTGTCAGTGCCGTTGATAATCCAATTTCCAGTCGTGGAATCGATGCTGACTGTCGGTGCTTGAGCCAGCACCTTAGTGTCCGCGCCATCGACAAACCAGGTCTTGGATGACGGATCAATCGACGGGAGCCATTGTGCCAGGTCGGACTTGGCCAGGTGGATATAGCCGTCATCACCAACCGTGAGTTTGATATCATCATCTGCCATTTAATCACCTCCTTTACCAGATGAAGATTTGGCCTAAGTTAAAGTACCAGTCACGCGATGCGATCGTCTTAGAACCAACCGGTGTAGCCGTGACTGTTTGACCATTAAGCCGGATCCATAGGGTCATATCACCGTCCGCCACTTCCAACGGCTTGAGGATCATAGCGTTTTGGACGTTGGCAAGGTCCCCAACATTGAATAGGTCGTATTGCTGCCATAAATTGGTGAACCCATTGTGAAACCGCATCGCGCCTGAGATAAACAATAGATTCAGCGACCCTAACCGAACGTGGCGGACCTGTAAGCCGGCGTCCGAGAAGTTCCCGTTTAGGAAAGTGATTCCGCTATTAGTCTGAGTTCCAGTATCGCTAAACTTGCCATCCACATAATCAGTAATCTGTTTCCATGCGCCGAACGTCTCACCTAGTGAATCAGCTTCTACCCGGCCCTTAACCGTAATCCCTTGGTCAAACGTGTTCCATTCCGTAAATTCATTCCCTGACTTGGTCTTAGCTAGTGCTTGACTAGATACTTCGTCAAGGTAGCTCTTAGCCGCTGATTGTACAGCCGAAAGCGTGGCCTGGATCGCTTGTACTTGCGTGTTAATCGGGTCAATTTGAGCTTGTGCTTGCTTTACCTGATCGGTAACTCCTCCAAGATAGGTAACGCTGTCCCCACTTGAGATTGCTAACGTATTTTCAAACACGCTAAAAGCGACGCTCACGGTTGAAACCACGTTATTGCCGTTCATAATGCTGATATAAGCAGATTGGTAATCGCCAACCGCCTGATAAAATGCCGCCGGGATATTGATCAGGACCAGCCCTTTAGCAGCGTTCATAATTGTCGCCGTGTTGGTTAACTTGATCTTACCGGCGTAGTCCTTACCGCCTAGTTGCACCGAATAAGACCCAAGATTCCAGGGCGACGTTACGCCCCCGTCAGTGTGGACGAGTTGCAAGTAGGCCGGACGCATATTGTCGCCTTGCCGTCCGGATAGCTCGTCAATCTTGGCCGTCACATCGGCCGCTAAGGTGGTGTCCACTTGCGTGTAGGTGTGGCCACCAAATGTTGTACTTGCCATAAAAAGCCTCCTAATACATAGATTTAATAATCGAATTAAGGCACGTCTGACACACGGTAAACCAACTGTTGAGCGACGTGATTACATCGTTAATGAAAAGAGACCTACTCAATGAGTAAGCCTCCACGCTGATTTGATTTCCATTGCCATCGTCCATCTCTGTCCCGCCAAGCGTCCCACTAGCGTATCGTTGGATGGCGGTTACTGTGTCAATAATGTAGTTACGATATTGCCGGTTGACCAGGTCAAACGTCTGTGGCGTCCAGCCTGTATCAGTCACCTCACCAGAGATACCCATCATCGCCGTCCAGATCTTTTTAACGTTGTCGTTTAAAGTACTGATCAAGTCGCTAACCGAGTTGATTTTAGCTAGGTCTAGCTTGTCGATCTGTTGCACGGTGTATGTTGCGGACGAGTTACCGCTAGTGCTCTCGTTATCACTATTGCCGTTTAGGTCTACCCACTTAATCGGATCAGGCGTATACGACATAGATGACGATCCGTTGTCCACAACAGTCGGCCGTTCCAGGCCTTCGATCCACTCACTGAGTAGTTGTGCCATCTGTTGCATGACTGGAACTGTGGGGTGGATCATCCAAGTATCCAATGTTTCAGTCCGATTAGCGTACGTGATCAGATACGGGGCTTTGTCCCGGTAGTCAAAGTAAGGGATGTTGAGGGCCGTTGCCTCACTTACGATCGCATCGTTGATCTCCCGTTGTGTGTGGCCACCTTCGTTTTTAGCATCCTGGTTGGTGTTATTTTTAGCAAAGGACGGCGTCGGCACCTCAATATAGATTTTGATCGAACTGTTGTCCGATCGAATTTTTTCCACACCGCGCTTGATCGCGTCCATCACCTCGTACGGCGGTGGATACGGGCTGTCGTCATAGTCGTTGATACCGTAGCCAACCAGTACCCGGTCGTAGTCGGCAAAGTTAAATTTCTTAACCTGGTCGGTAAAGTTAGTACCCTTACCGTCGCTGTCAGTAAACTTGGTCCCACCGATGGACTGGTTATTGCATTCCCACCCTAGCGCGCTAGCGACCATTTGCGGGATTGTCGGGTTAGCTTGGACGTGGCCGCCCTGACCGTCACTAGCGAAACCCGCGAAAATTGAGTCCCCCAGCGCAATCATTTTAACCATTTAATCATCCCCTTATTGGGCTGGAGTGTTGGCCGTCTCCTTCAATGCCGTATCAGCCGCCAGCTTCTTTTTGGCAATCGTCACGATGTCAGCCGGGTTAGACGTTAAAAATTTAGCGCCTTCGGCTAGGTCAGATGGTTGAACCTTGATCTGTGCGTTGACGTAATCGCCAGATGTTTCATCACGACCATAAAGCCCAACTTGTGCGCTTTCGATTGTGCCATCCTGAAGGTTGACGTTGTAGTTGAGACCATTTACTTGAATATCCATGATTAGTCCTCCTTAGTAGTGTCTTGCTTGTCCTTGAGCTCCTTGAGCTCCTGATTTGCCTTGTCTAACTGTGCCTGTAACGCCCGGTTATTCGATCGGGCGATTACCAGGTTAGAGTGTAGTACGCCCAGTTCTGACGCGTAATCGTTCACTAAATTTTGCATCATTTCGTTATCCATTTAATTTATCCTCCAATTTTTTAATCCGCTTAGTAAGAGCCTGTACGGCGCCAAATAAGGCACCGATCATGTTGTCGTCGTCACGTGCCGTCTTAGTTGGCGCGATAAATTCCGCCGGTGTCCGATACTGCGCAACATCGTTTACGTCATCAATAATCGGCCCAATGTGCCTAACCACTAAACCTTCGGCTACCTCCGACTTAAAAGCAAAGGTCGTCAGATCTGTGTTGTTGACTAAATCCAACATATAGTCTGGGTCGGCTTCTTCGATTCTAGTCTTCGATGATAGCGTCGAGTGTTGAGAGTGCCCGGCCGCTTCAACCCAGCCGTTGACCCATGCCCAACCGTGAACTTCTAGCTCAGTAGCTGTTTGGCTATCGTTGTTATCTTTATACAGCTTAGCCTTACCATCGCTTATCCAGAAGTGAGTCTGGTCGTGCCAAGCTAGGTTGACACCATCGTTGCTGTTGATTTCTATCCGGTTCCACGTAGCATCGGAGTTAACAGCACCAAACCAATGGTGATTATTGGAATGGACCTCTAACCCAGATAGCATCTGCTTACCTTGGTTAGTCCCGGTCATATAGCCGATCTTTTGCGCCGCCCCGCTAAAAGTAGCTTGGGCGCCACTGTTATCGTTTGGAATGATCGCCGCACTTAGTCCGTACCTAATCGCAAGCTCATTCCCACCTGAACCGTCCGGTATTTCAGCGACAGGCATTCCGTTGTATGACAAGTACCCAGCCGGCGTATTGCCGACATCAAATGTGAGTGTTGATCCCTGAGCGACCATTCCTGTTCCATTGCTGTCACGGAAATCAATCATGCCACCACCATTAACGGTGAGGTAGTTGGTCGTGATCTTACCTTGCTGGATTCGCGTATCATAGCTAGCACCATAGTTATGGATGCCGTTATAATCAATGTACGTGTTGTCACCATTATTAGCGTAGGCATGGAAGCCGACATAACCAGCGCTTAGCGCACCCATATCGATCGCGTTGCCGCTATTATCACCAGCGTGGACTTTGCTACCTGAAAGCGTCCCGGCTTGGACCTGGTCGGCCGTTAGGTTAGCAATCGCCGCAACCGGTATCCATGCCTTACCAGTAAAGACCGTATTTCCCGCATCAAGGATTAACGATTTTTTCCCGTTACTTACCTGGATCAACGTGTCTCCACCGGCCTCTTGGTTGATCTGACTGATCACGTCGCCGACTTGCACGCGCTGATTGATCAGGTTTTTTAGTTGTGTGGTCGTGCTGGTAAAGTCACCTGATGATACTTTGGTCTGGACCAGGTTGCTTAGTTCCGTAACAGTCGATTGATCTGCCTTAGTAGCGACAGTGCTCTTAATGCCGTCCACCGTTGTCGACAGGTTAGTCAAGCTGGTTTGAGTGTCACCTTGAAGTTTGGTTAAGTTTAGATTCCATTCGTCGGCTTTCTGCGTGACGAGTGATTGAGTGTAATCTTGCGTCGCATAACCGGCCAACATGCCGGTCACGTCGGACTGGGTAACCTTGTTTTTAATCTCGTCGGCTTGCGTGGCGCTTTCGGCTTGTAAGGTGGTCACAGTCCCCTGTAAGACGTTAACATTCGTTGATAAAGCTACCGTTTTAGCAATGGCGGATTGGGCGCTGGATTGTGCACTACTAGCTGCGCTTGTAGCTGTCGTTGCTTCGGCCCATGCACTCTTGGCCTGGCTCATCGCATCGTTAGCGCCTTGCTTGGCTTCTGCCGTTGCACTAGCAATCGCCGCCACAGCATCGCTTGTCACTTGCGCACTTGCGACAGCAGCGTCAGCAGTGCTTTGAGCACTGTCGGCGGCGCTTTTAGCCGGAGCGACGACAGTATCAATCTTGTCTTGTATTTGGTCAGAGATGTAAGGGTAAAGCCGGTTACCGTCTTCAGCGCGATATTTACGGCCGTGTGTGGTGTTAAGTACGTAAAAATTCTTACCATTGTCTGGTGAGTATCCTAGACCCCACACACCAGATTCGGTATCTTGGCCCCATTCCAAAATTATTTGCCTATACAGCAAAGTTTACGTCCCTCCTTCCGTGAATTTTTTGATTCTTTCCATCGTCTCTTCATTAAAGCTAACGTCGTTGCCGTTTGACTTGAGTAGTTGAGTTATCTGCGCTTCCTGGTTGCTTACCTTCGTGCTGACTGACGACAGCAAATTATTCTGTGAGGTCAGTGCACTATCAATCTGCCGTTTCCGGTCACGTTGATAGTCTAAAATCGTGGTTGGCGTTGCGTTGAGCGTCACTGAACTGTTGTTAGCCATTGGATAGCGATCGAAGCCGACTGTCTGGACGCTCTCGCTGTAACCTTTGCCAGGTATCTGTACCCGCAAAATTTCACCGGCGTCCGGCTGGTAAGCATCTTGGCCCATAAATGACGCTTCAATGCTCAAATCCGGTTCAGGGTGGAGTTTGTTGGCTAAAACGTACTTTCTCATTGATTCAGCGTCGGTAAAACGTTCATCTTCGACGTCTTGACCAGGATGCACGCCCCACTTTTTTACTGACTCTTCATCGGTTACGATAAACGGTTCAAAGTAGTAAACTTCAACCGACACTGTTTCGCTGTTATCACCTGACGAGATACCGTTTTTGATGATTTCTTGCGGGTCAAGCCAGGTTCCGTCGTTACTAAATGCATGACTAAACGCAGCTGGAATTGACATTTTGGTAATGCCAATATGCAAGTGGTCAGTCGTACGGTAGCCGATCACTTGGCCAGTTTTGACCGTATCACCAACGTTGACGGTAATGTTAGATTCGCTACCAAATGCTTCCTGATATTCGACATTCAAACCGCCATCATCTGTAATAACCACGTACCAGTTAATTCCACCGGATCCCCACGCTTTCGCGGTGACCTTACCGCCATGCACGGCGTGGACTTCGCTTCCCGGATGATCGATGGACCCAAAGTCTAGGCCATCATGGAAACTGTTCTGACGATAACCGCCGTCATAGCCGAACTTCTGTGATTGCATAAACGTTCCTTCGCCCACACTTGGAAACGGCCACCCCCACCCGTTGGTAGTTTTAGTCGTGCCGTCGTTTTTGGCTTTCGACATACGCTTATGACCAGTCGGCCCCCAGCCACCACTAACCGAAATGTCAGCCAGCCAGTTAGAATCGTTAAACATGGCCAGTAACTGGTCAAATCCCTTGTGGATGTCAGTGTGACCATCGACGCACCATTTTTCAAAGGTTGGTTGAATATACTGGAGTAATCCGGTTGACGGGTGGCCAGCGGCCGCATTACTATCCCAGTTGTTAGTGACGGTTTCAGACCCACCAGATTCCTGGTTAATCCGTCGCAAGATAGCGCTTAGCCCAGTATCATCTAAATTAACGCCCATCATGTTAGCGGCGTTTTTAATCGCTTCGGTCCAGTTACCGTTAACAGCCGTAGTGGTTCCGTTACCACTGCCGGTTACATTAGACAACTCAACGGTTTGCTTAGCGCCGATACACTTTACTTGGTTAACAATATTAAGCGTGTTGTAGTCAAATTTGACCGACTTTGAGTTGTGGAGATAATCCACACGTCTCTGCTGGCTCTTAAAAAACTCGTCTGGTGTATAGATTCTGATTTTACGATTGTCCGGAAAGATAACCGCTGTTTTCCAGGTATCCAGGACTTTAGAAAGCATATCCTTGCCGGAACCATTGCCTAGATTTTCGATTTCTTGGTGATCGAAACTACCGTGCACCTCATAAGTGAAGCCTAATGAGTTACCATCAAGCCAGTATTTAACCACATCATCGATTGAGTAGGTTTTCTTCCCTTCCCGCATGTCGTGCTGGTAGATTCGGTCGATATCCATATAAACATGCAATGCCGTAATCTCTTTCGTGCTAACGCCGGTGTCGAACGACTCAATGCACTCTTTAACGATGTATTCTTGACCAGCGTAATAAATTGATGATTCAACATCTAGTTGGCTGTACACCACGCTTGAGTTGTCGTAAGCCGTGAAATTCAGCTGATAGCTTGAGTTCTTTTCCCATTGCAAATGAAAAGTCGACCACAGGATCATATCCGTGATCGGCTCTTTTAAACTGCGATTATTGCCTGGAGACATTGTTACCATTGGTTTGCCCATGATATGCCTCCTTAAGCTAGGTAAATAAACGGAAAACTAAACGTCACGTCTAAATCGCCAGCTCCATCAACGCGAAAATGATTCTCACCAGTCGCTAGAGAGAGCGGTTTAATACTGACGTCAGACAGACTACTGTTAGCGCTGTCAAGGTTGCTATTCCGGTAAACGTGGACACCGTCCAAAAGTAATGTGTCGCCGCTACTAAGATTACTACTGTACTTAAAGCTTGTACCGTTAGTCTGGTTGGTTAGTGTAAAACCACCGCCGTTGTGACGCATGGTTAGCTTAAGCACGTGGCTCTGATAGTACGGGTCGATTGGTATATCGCTTGGATTGTACACAATGAAATCGGATTGGTTAGCAAAATGATACGAATAGTCCTTCTCGGGCAAGTTCATGCCAAACTGCTTATCAGTCATCTGGTCAGAGTTTAACCGGCTAAACAGCATCCCACGCGGGTTTTCAAACGGAACTTCAAACTGGACCCAGTTAGGATCACTAGGATCGGATTCAATCTCAAACTCACCCACGCGGCAATACCGGACTAGTTCAGGTTCAACAGCCGTCCTTAGCCGGTAAATGCCTTTCTGTGCAAAGGCCCGATAAACATCGTGCTTTGCTAACTTAAAATCAGCGCGACTGTTAAACTTAAGCAAGAACTTAACCTTAACCGTCGTACTAGCATAACGAGCGTAGTTAAACAACTCACCGTCCATCATCGTGGTGTCGGCATATTTGTTATCAATGCTTGGAGACTCGGTTAATCCTAGAAATGTTAAACCATCGGTTATATCGACGTTGGCAATTTCCTTACCGTTATCGAGTTTGACGTAAAGCATATTTAAAGCGATTATCCTCATCCCCCTCTCACAATTGTTGAGTGTTAAACATAATCTGGTCACGACCCATAACACTATACATATGAGTCTTGTCAAACGCACCGGCTTTGATAGCAGTCAATTGCGCCGCGTTAAGTCCTAACATCTGGCCCATGCTATCAACCATTTGTGCCGTTTGGATAATCAGCTGGTTAACTTGATCAGTTGTGATCGCGCTACCAGAGTTGCCCACACTCGTGACTGGTTGAGCCCGTAAACTAGATAGTATCGATACAGCGTCAGTGTTCCCGTTAGCGTACTGTGGTAAGCCGTTAAACATCCTGGCTGTTTCACTAGCCCGTAAGACTTTAGTCCCACGTGGTGCATTGATTGGTACGTTACGACCGAACGGTACGAACGGCATCTGGCCTGGGAATTGCACCATTTCACGGAACATTGGCCCTTTCTGGTCGTTAACAATCATCGGGCCACCGGTGTGGTAGTTAGTCCCATTGGCATGTTTCTTACCTTTAGTAACAAAGCTGTACACCGTTTGAATGGTGTGGACGACGGGATTAGTAACGTTCCATTCTTTGATCTTGCTGATCGCCGATTGGATCGCACTAGATGCCGCGTCACGAGCAGTTGCCGTCTTAGGGTTGGCTCCTGTTCCGTTCCATCGGTTAACTCCGCCTACCGCAGTACCAAATGGGCCGCTGGCCGCGTCGTTCCCTTGCGCAGTTTTAGAGTTAACGCTGGTACCATTCCAGTTCCACACCTTAGAGAGTGCGTTGCCAAATGGACCGCTGGCGTTATCTTGCGCGTTGGCGTACTTCATACCTGGATTAGCCTTTTCCCACGCCTGAATGGCGGAGTTAGCAGCTTGAATATTCCCGCTGGCTTGGTCTTGTGCGACAACTGTCTTAAGCACACTAGCTGGCATGCCTTGCCATGCACCGTACTTGGTTAGCAATTGCCCTAATTCAGCGCCGCCTTTAGCATTAACAATTGCTTCTTGCTGTTTAGGCGTAAGCTGATTCCATTTGCCCATCTTATCCAGCGCGTCCATGACATCCTTGGTCCCACTAGTATGTACTAGCGCTTCCTGTTGCTTAAGAGAGAGTGAGTTCCACACGCCGAACTTGACCAGGTTATCGGCCATTTCGGCCTTACCTTTGGAAGTCACAATTGCTTGCTTCTGGTCCAGTGTTAAGCTGTTCCATTTGCCAGAATCTTCAAGAGCTTTTACAATCGTCTGGCTAAATTTATCGTGTAACCAGGCTGACTGTTCCTTCCAGCTCATTGAGTCCCATTGGCCGTTAGCGATTAAGGCTGACGCAACCATTTGCGCCGCGTTCGTGGACATTTTCCCCTGCTTATTTAGCAGTTTCATTTCATTCCACTGGTTCTTCGACTTAACGGCTTTATTAACCTCTTCTTGCGCATTGGTCCGTACCTTACCGGTTTTAGGATCAAAGACAAGCTTGTTCCAGTCATCGGCGGCTTTCTTAGTCTTGCCTTTTAGGCCTTCTGTGCTAACCGCTAGTGACTTGAGGCTACGTTCCGCTTCGGTGGACTGGCGTTTGATTTCCTTGATCCCGTCAGCGTAGCTTAACCCAGCTTGTTGCATATCGCGCTTGATCTGGTCCGTTGACTGACCATTAGCTTTGGCCATCTTGATGTACTGAGCGGATGCCTTAGTAACATAGTCGGAAAGAGCCTTCTCGTTGGCCTTCATCCCTGCACGGTATTCAGACTGGTTGATCGTACCCTTATTCAACTGTTTCTTAAGGTTGTTGGCCTGCTTATTGTACTCGTTGTCCATCGTAGCGGTTTCGGAGCGCAGGTCAGCTAATGTAGTGTTCCGCTGTTGGCGGTTCATCTTAGTAATGTCTTGGTTTAATACGGCTAGCGCTTTCTTGCGCTTTTCGCCAGTAATGTTCCAGATTTTTAGTTCGTCATTCATCAACTGTTGCTGTGAATTGGCAAGCATAACCCGCTGAGTGTCGGACAGGTCTGAAACTTTACCATTAGGCTGAGTTTTAAGGATATTATTAGCTGTTGTTCGCGCGTCTTGAGCATCGGCTAGCGTGTTAACGTATTGCTTACGCTCCTTGTTAGCTTGCCTCTCAACGGCCGCCGCAACTTCTGTACTCATTCCTTTTTCAGCTTGTTCGACGCCTTGAAGGTGCTTTTTAGCATCTCTTTCCATTTGCGCAAATTCAGAGTTAAAGTTACTCCGCATTTGCTTAGTGGTGGTTTGAGATGCCGTTTGCATGTCAGTTAATGCGCCCTTGATGCCACTAGACATGGACTGAAATTTCTGCAAGGACTTATCAGCAGCCGCGCCGACGTCTGAACCCCATCGATTTGTTCGTTCGGCGGATGCGGAGGCTTCTTTGCCCCACAACTCCCACACAGCGACACCGACACCGATAGCGGCGACTGCAACACCAGCGCCAATTGCTAGTGAGCTTAGAGATGCACCAGCTAATGCCGTGCTGGCCCCAGCCGTTTCTGCACCAGCTCCTAGTGTGGCCATACCACTTGCTGCACTAGTTGCCGCTGAACCAGCGACTGCTGCCTTTGATCCAAAGTTAGCCGCTTCATAAGCTGACTTAGAAAAGCCTGACCTAAGTATTTGCCAAGCTGAACCACCTAATTTAGCGGCACTTGTTGCCCGACCAATTCCACCAGCCAACGTTCCAAAGGCCTTAGCAGCATTACCGCCAAAGCCCACAATCTTGCCTAGAATGATCATCAGTGGCCCAGCCGCTGCTGTAAAGACAACAAACTTAGCTATTGTCTTTTGCACTGACGGATCAAGTCGGCCAAACGCTTGCGCCGCTTTCCCCACACCTTGAATGAGGGGAGTGATTGCTGGCAATACGTTCTTAGCAATATCCATTCCGGCGTTGGTCAGCGATTCCTTAGCTATTGCAATTTGTGATTTGGCCGACGTAAGGTTCTTCTTGGACAGCGTGGAAATGTAGTCAGATTTGTTCGCCTTTTCAACTTCGCTGTTAAGCTCGCCTAGACGCTTTGCGTTCTCAGTTAAGATCGCGCCGGCTTGTTGACCAGTCGTTCCAAATAAAGCGTGGAAAATATCCTGCTTTTCGTTAGCCGACAGGCCTTTCATGTGGCTGTTCAAGGTTTCGAAGATTGCTGACATCGACTTGACCTTACCAGACTTGGTCAGGAAGTCCTTAGTCGTCAGGTTAATCTTAGACAATGCCTTTTGGCCATTAGCTGTTGGTGTGATAAGTGAGTTAATGGCCTTACGCAAACCAGTACCAGCCTTGTCAGCTTCCAAACCGTTGTTGGATAAAATACCCATAGCAGCGGCCGTTTCTGACATCTTAAATCCGGCTTGGTGTGCGGTGGCACCGACATAACTCATACCAATCCCTAACGACTGAAAGTCTGTGGAGGTAGCATCAGCCGCGTAAGCTAACTCGTTCAGAGCCTTCTTCGACCGGGCCTGCATAACAGCAGAGTTTTTGATTGGCTTACCAGTTTTAGTGGTCGCCAAACCAAATGATTCCATCGTTTCGGAGGCGACCTTGATTACGTCATTAAAATCATCACCAGTAGCAATTGACGCTTTCAACTCGGAGTCCATGACTCCAATTGCCGCCTTCGACGTGTACCCACGCTTCACCAGATCTTCGTATCCCTGTGCGATTTTAATCTGGCTGACACCGTACTTGTCGGAGTATTTACGTGAATCCTTAAGCATCGCGTTATAGGATGCTTGTGTTTCGGAGGCTGATTCACCAGACGTCCGGATAATGTTCCGGACCTTGATCATCTTGTCTTGATAATCAACCAGCTGCTTACCAGCATAAGCTAAGCCGGCCACAATCGGTGCGGTTAATGACCGCGTCATAGATGAGCCGACGCTCGACGCCTTAGAGCCAATTGATGTTAACGTGTTGCCAAACTTATTAGCATTATTTGACACCTTAGTCCACTGACTAGACTGGAGCGTAATTTCTTTGCCCAACGCAGTCATTCTAGCCCGTAACTTCTCAACTTCGGCTGATGCCTTGTTGTATTGATTACTTGCGTTAATGCGACGCGATTGACTAACGCTCGTGTCGTTCATGACTTTTTGAGCGTTAACCATTTGTGCTTGGTAGTTGCGTAACTGCTGGCCCATCAACTGATAGGACTTATTCATACCGCTCAACGACTTTTCAGAGCCCTTAATTGCCGCGTCTTGGGCTTTTAAAGCGCTAGTCGTTGATCGGATCATCGATCTTAACTGGCTATTGGTAGCTTTAAATGGATTAATGTCCAGACTGACAGTAGCAGCAATGTGCCCCATCGATTGCGCCATTGTTTAACCTCCTTCCCTATGAAAATAAGAACGGGAAGGCTTGGTCTAGCGTCGTTGGCTTATCTTCGAACACGTAATTCATACGGTCGATATCGTCCAATGTTAGCTGACTTGCTTCCTTCCACGTATAGCCGTCGCTCAAACGGCTTTTAATAAACTCAGTCAAGTTAATGATTGACCGGTCGACCATTTCGACCGTCAGTCTTTTTTTTCGTCGTCTTCGTCCTCGTCTTCTAGCGCGTCTGGATCGTATCCTAACGTATCCCACACAGGATCCTTAATCGAATTGAAGGCGTCGGTTGGCAAACCAGACAGGAAGTCCTTCTTGGAGAACTGGTTGTGCCAAAACTTGACGGCAAAGTCAGCATAACCATTAAATCGTTCTTCGATTTGCTTATTGGTCTGGCCGTTTTCGGTGGTGTCCATTTCAATTTCAATGCGTTGAATCTTAAGCGCATCGATTAGATTTTCGACCATCGGCGGTTCATTCCGAACGTATTCATTTTCCTTATTGTTAATTAGTAATTTAATCTTATAAGGCATTATTTAGCTGTCCTTTCAGTGCCGCCCTCTCGTACTGTGCATTTCGTAGGCGACGAGTTTTTGGCTAGTGGATTACAGTACTTGCCGTATTGCCGGTTGCTTCATCAGCAGTCTTCGGAAAGACCATTGCGTGGAAGGTAGCGAAGTTAAAGTCCGCACTGTCTTCCCGACCAATCAACAGAATGTTCCCGGTATCTGCATCCCCGCGAGGAACAAATGAACCTTCGATTTCGTCAGCTTCTGGATCTGGTGTTCCATCTTGTGTCTTGGACGAGATGCCAGGAAGAGAAAACATGCCCTTGAGCAGGGCAAACCAAACGTTCTTACCGTTGGAAAGCTTAGTCTTGAACAGCGTAGCCACGTAGTTAGGCATGATGTTCTTGGCGTACTTTTCAACACCCTTTTCAACGGTGATACCGTACAGGTCCTTTTTAGTATCCGAATCCAGATCGTAGATGTTGATCGTTTCCTTAGTTTCGGTGATACCGCCAGATAGTACCAAGTACGGGCCGTCGTCAGCGGCTAACGTCTTCATTTCGTCAGTCAGTTCAATCTTGACTTCACTTAAGCCTGGTACCTTCCGCGTGGTTTGCACCAGGTCGTCGTCACCGACAACACCGTATTCAAAGTTGGAGCAACCAAACTTTGCTAATTTAGCTGGAGTAGATCCTGCCATTTAAATCATCCTTTCATTTTGTATCCCTCGAACTTATTAACGATCATCGTGCAACCACTCAAATCCGGATCAGAGTAGCGGTAAACATAGTAGCGCGACCAACCGTTAGTAACGAGGGAGTCATAAATCATTTCTTGCATTTCTTCAATCGATTCCACTTTTTCATCGCGCACCCAGTAATCAACTTCCACACGGGGGAATTCAAGCAATCGGCCATCATCAGCACTAACCTCGTCATCACCTGGAAGCGGTGTGACCCGAATCCAGGGAGCGGAGGAGCTTTTGATAAACGTGTCATCAGGTGTGGATGTGAAGATAGGAATGTAGTCCAGCTTGCTTTGGCGTAGGCTAGCCATCAGACTTACCAGACCGCTGTTAGCTGATAAAAGATCAGCAATCTCAATTTCTGGCAAACTCATAGCTTAAGGTCCTCCACAAACTTATTGAGCACCGGTCGTCTCGAATCGGTTTGTGCACCTTCGATAAAGTGCTGAGCTGGCTGTTTTGACGTCCCAGAATTGGGGAAGTGTACAACCCATCCTTTCTCAGTGTCATAACCGACTTGAATTTCAAGATTACCAGTTGATCCGCGTAGGTTACCAACCTTAGTATGCTCCGCTAATGGCGTCATACCAGAGTGGTCAGTACCGGACTTGTCGCGCGGTGTCCAGTCCTTGAGTTTCTCTTCGAAAACCTTAGCGCCGTCACGTGTTGCCCGGCGTGCTTTAGCTTCGACGGTTTTATCCAGTCGTTTAAACGCGGCGATTAATTCCTGATCACCTTTAACCGTTACGCCCATCGCTCGACACCTCCTGCGCAGATATTTTAGTTAGATCCTTATGTTCGTAGTCAGGATCCATGCCCGTGATTTCGTACACCCGTCCACGCCATTTGATCAGCCAGTTCGACTGGATCTCCTTTTGCGTTTTGTAGGCAATCAAAAACACCGGCGTTTCCCTGCGAAAAGCGACGGTGTTAGTAGTAAAATCACGAACTTTCATACTTTCGACTTCGGTCCAAACCGAAAATTCATCAACCAGCTGTGACTTAACAGGGCGGTGAGTTTTCGGGTCAACCCCTGTCTGGCGAGAGCAAAACGTGATCCGCTCCGTCATGTTAGTTGTCTTCACTGTCTAGCTCACCTCTTAACTGATTGACAATTCCGTTGATACCTGACACCAGTTCGGGGCGGTAGGCATCAGCGGTCAGACCACGCTGGTAGTAGTCTTCTTTAACCTGCTTCATTAATGCGATTTTAAAGCGCGGCTCGTTAACGTAATCGTTAGGTGCCGAACCGTATTTAATTGCTCGTGCAATCTCAATCTCATCAGCATTAATGATCATCTTAAGAACATCATCATCGTAGTCTTGGTCGATTTTGCAGTAGTTTTTAAGATTGTCAAACTCAGCGTCTGTCAGCATCATAAGCCATCACCTACTTTACCAATGCCAGTAAGTCGGACTTAGTCATGCTTGACGTGTAACTAATGTTATGCGCATCAAGATATGCCTTTATCTGGTCAACCGTATTGGCATCGGTTGGCTTAATGTCGTCCGCCGAACCGGACGGCGTTATTTTGACGCCGTGTAAGTGGCAAAGAATCCGGCGTTTTCGTCTGCCTTCTTAGTATCGAAACGTACAACCGCTTGCAGGTATTGACCGTAGATGTTGTCATCTACCCACTTGACTTGGATATCCTTCCGGTTAGCGTAAAGCACCCCACGAGCCAGGTCACCGATAAAAGCGTGAGCTTCACCGGATGCACCGAGTAATGTGTCTTCCACAACAACAACCGGCACACCAAGAAGAATGCGTGGAGAGCCTTCGGTAATTGGTTCGTGCAGCAGGTACTGGCCGTTCTTATCCTTGAGAGTGTCAAGGTACTGGTAGAATGATTGGCTAGCAACAATCATCTTGTTGTAAGCCGGATCCAGGTCAACGTTCAAGATATGCTTGATATCGTCCACAGATTCACCAGTAATGGCCTTAGCCGTAAAGGACTTCAAGACCGTTGAGATGGCGTCGTTGGTGGTGTTGATCTTCTGTTCGTTAGCGTTCCGGGCAACTAAACCAGTCAGGTCAATTGCAGAATCGTCGATTGATTCTTGAGATACCGGAATAGCTCCACGATAGGTGGCAACCTTCCAATCAACAGCCGTGAACGTTGGCTTAGCCAGGTCTGGGTTCTTAGCCAACTCTTCCACAGTTGCCATCTTAGCAGTGGCCTTCTTCAGGATCGGGTATGTTCCAGATGCCGTCGTGGCTTGAAATTGCGTAACGTATTGAGTCAAGTCGGTTACGGACTTAACTTCGTTTTCCGGGTTGTACTGGATCGATTCTGGAATCGTCTTAGAAACATCAGTTGAAGTGATTCCACCGTCCCGCTTTTCCGGGTGCAGGAAATCATTGAAGGCACGCTTTTCGTCGCCATCATCACCGTTAGGTTCGTGTGGTTCTGGTGCCGGGTTGCCCTTTTCAGCAGTGCGATACAACTTAATGTCATCTTCGATAGACCGAATTTCTTCATTCAGCTTGTCGATATCGGAGCGCATAGCCTTAGCCTTGTTCACGTCGTCTTCACTTGCTTCTTCATTGGTCAAGAGAGAGCGCATTTCTGTTGTCTTTTCGTTGACTAGCGACCGCTTACCTTCCAATTGTGCAAGCAGTTCCTTAATTTTTTCTTTAAACATGTGTTCACCTTCCTGTTTTAGAGTGAGTTAAGTAACTCTTCCTTTTCGTATTGCAGCAATAACTTCCGCCGTTCCTTATCAATCGCGCTATGAGATTGCTCCCGAACCCGATTGATGGACCGTTGGCCGACAACGGCTTCCGTATCCGGATATGCTGGCGTCGTTACGACCGAGACGTCGTAGAGATGGTCAATCTTACGAATTGTTCGGTCATAATCCACACCATCACGCGTGGATTCTTGCCAATCTTCCGCGTCATCATCAGGCGCGACGGTAAACGCGAAACTACATTGATTAATCACACCCGCGTTGATGTTCGCCACCAAATCACGAGCAAATGACGTATCCGTCGGCTCAACAGTAAATTTCAGGCCAATGTCATCTGGTTCAAGCGTTAAATTAACTCCTGAACGTCCCAAAACTTGGCTTTGATCGTGATTGATCGTGGCCACCACATTAGACATATCCGCCGAATCAAGTGCACCAGGTTCGATTTCCTCTATAAAACGACAAAAACCGCCCAAAATTTCGGACGGTTTGTTGTACTTCAATGCATATCCAGTAATAACGGTGTGTTCCGGCTCATCATCATTCTGTGCTGCCCGCTCCAGCGTCAGCGGAGCCGTTACTTGACGAGTTTCCAAATCGATTGTCACTATGCTCACCCCCTTTCTCTGAATCTTGGTAGGATTCTTTCTTGTCTAAAAAGACAGTGTTGAGAGTGGATTGGAATCGATCCAGGTCCTTATTGTCTGACTTCGGCATTCCCATCAATACCCGGCCTTCGTTTGGCGTGATCACCGTATTATTAGCCAACTTGTTTACCTCGTCGGCTGTTAGGCCAGTTTCTCTGCGGGTATCAAACTCAATGTGGTAGTTGTGGCGTTGACGGTCAGTTAGCATCGTCATTTCAAGGTTGCTCGTGACCGGTTTGAAATAGTACGGTAAGTCAGACTTAATAAAGTCCTCGTTGAGTTGCTTGATCGATTGGTTTGGGCTATTGACCGCTAACTTGTAGGCCGGAATATGAAGAGCCTTAGCGATCTGACTGGTCGAATAGTTGTTTGAATTAATCAACTGGAGAATGTTGGTATCAACTTCAATCGGCGTATAATCCATCGTGGAATCCATGACAATTGGGCTGCCAGCAGTGCCGCCGTTTTGTGCATACTCAAAATCGATCCGCGCCTTGCGCCGAGCTTCCTTGCTCAGCTTGGATCCAGACATCTTAAGAATCCCGCCTTTTAGGCCAGACTTGAAGAATCGCCTCAACGTGCCGATTCCGTCCTCTTGTAAGCCAATTTCATCGCCTAGTGAGAGTAGCGGAGACCGGCCGTGAATACCGTCGTAGGTGAAGAACATGAAATGAATCACGTCCTTAGCGTCCACAATGATGGTGTTGGACTCGCCTTTAATGTTGATCGGCGTAAATTCATACTTGATATTCTTGACGTCTGAATCATCGATATAGGTTTGTGACGTCGGAAAGTATTGCAATTCCAGCGGGTCGCCAGTTTTCGGATCGCGAATAATCCGGGTAAAAGCATCCCCTGTTAGAATTGCGTTGACCGTCATAATAAACTTCCAATGATAGGCCGATAGAGTATCGTTAGGGTGTTTATTCAGCAGATAGTCAACCGATTTAATCTTCTTGGTTTCGTTCTTTTCGTCGTCTAGAACCACAAGAGGAAAGCGGGCTACGCTACTAGCTACGTACGACACAGCAGTTAGTACGTCAGAGTTTTTTAATGCACCAATACCAACGTACGTGCCCGAATTTGACCAGCTTGGAATGATGCCGCTATTAATATAGTCCATCGCCCAATCGCGTTTTTCTGGCATTTTAAACAGCATTCGCGTTCTCACTCCCCTCTAATTGCCGATAGCACGGCGAGAATCATTAGTTCAAAACTGACGACCATGACGCCTAAAAAAAGGCCCTTAGAGAATGCACAGATGGCAAGCCCTAAAAAGCCTAGCAAAAGCAAAATAGCCGGCTCGTTATTTTCCCAGAAATCCATTGCATTCCCTCCTTAAAAGCCAAAATTGTCACTCATCACGTCATCATCAGTTAAATAGTTGTCGATATCCTCTCGGAAACAAACGGCATACGCGTCAAGCAAAGCATCGGCTGCGTCGATCTTGTTTGAATAACGGTTCTTGTCGATTCTGACACCGTTGTTATCCGACCTGAGCACCGCGTTAGAAATTGCGCCGGCTAAAATCTCGTTATTGGGATGCAGGATCCGCTTATCAAGCACGTCATCGCGGAATTGCTTAGTCGGCATAGAGAGAGTCAACGTCCCTTGCCGAATCTGGATCTGTTGCCATTCAGGATGATTCTTTTCAATCTGCGTTAGCAGTGGCCCATATTGTGCCGGGTCAAAACAAATCGCTTGAACATCGAGATTGTGGACGTTCACAAAATCATCAAGCCAGGTAAATACCCGTTCAACATCAATGACGCCTGATTCAAGCTGTGTGATTTCGCACTGCCCCATCTGTTCTAATCGCCGATAATCAAGTCGATCGGTCTTAATCTTAGCGTCTAGGCCGTATTTGGTGGCCACGAACGCGTACGAATCCGCGTACCAGAAACCTTCTTGTGGTATTAACCAGCTAATGGCATACAAGTCGGATGATTTACCCACGTCAATGCCAATCCAAGCACGTTGGCCGTCAATGTTAATTGGATCCACGCAAGCGGCGTTCCAGGTGTCAATATCCATATACGAATCTTCTTCCGCCTGACGCCACATATTGTAGTTTTTCACGAGAACAGCGTTACGGGTGCCTTTTTCCTTAGCCTCAGTCCAGCGCTTATCGAGATAGCCGTAAACCTGGTCTTGCAGTTCTGGTATGGCAAGGATCGGATTTGATTTAATCCACATTGACTTGTCGTCCACTTCGGCCGCGTCGTCTTGCTCGGCAATGTAAGCAAAATAGGTGTCATCCACAACCTCACCACTTAAAACCTTAGTGGCGTACGGATATTCGATCGTATGCATCGGCGCATTAAGGTCAAATCCGGCGGTTGAAATAATGAGAATCAGCGAATTATCAAGCAAGGCCTGACCGGATTCCAACAGTTCCATCATTTCAGTGGTCTTGGAAGCGGCGTATTCATCTAAGATTCCAACGTGTGGTTCGAAACCATCGACCGTCCCTGTATCACGAGAGAGCGCACGCACGTAAGAATAATCGTCCAGGTTGTCAATGACGTCGCGCATCACCTTAGTTCCACGCTTAATATCACCTTCACGTGACCGTAAGGCATTCAACCGTTTCTTGATCATCGTAAAAACGATATTAGCTTGCTTGCGGTCGTTGGCCGTACAGAATATCTGACGTGAGAATTCTGGTGAATTACCCATCAGGAACTCATACAGAGCCACACCGGAAATCAGAATCGACTTACCATTCTTACGAGCCATTGAAAGCATAGCTTTGCGAAATCGGCGCTTAGTAGCATCTTCTTTTTTCCACCAACCGTACATGTTGGCGATGATGAAACGCTGGAAGTCGGCCAATGGATAGGCTCGCATGGTCTTAGGGTCGGGAAGAATCTCCATGAATTGAATTACCCGGTTTGCCCGTTCGACATCATAAAAGTAAGGAAAATCATCGATTTCAGACGCTTTTAAGTCGTTTAAGTAGCGTTTAGCAGCTAAAATAACCTTTTTTCCGGCTGTTCTCTCGCCACTAATCACGCTTTCAGCGTATTTCTTAGCATAGTCGATCATGAAATACCATACTTCTCTCTAAATGATTCTTTTTTCTCACCCTTGTCGGCCTTTGGCATGTTCATTTGCATTCGGCTGTTGACATTCAAGCCTAAGTCACTAGCCAGCGATTTGATGTTTTTAGTCGCTTTATCTAGCGTCCGGACTAACCGTTCCCGCTCGTCTGGATCACCCACAGAGGGGAGTGTGCAGGACGTGTCCTTATAAATTGAATACCAGGTGCAGTAATTCTCAAGTTCGGCGTGGTCTAGATCACGCAACGGCAAATCACCAATTGCCTGGATAATGCGCCGGTACTCTGCCTTAGCATTCTTATCTAGATACTTTGGCGGTGACTTCTGTAATTCTGGATAGCCATCTTTGGCGAGAAATTCGGCCTTATATTTAGCCTCCTGTTCAACAATCCGCAGATGACCGGTTGATTGACTTAATAATTTTTGTTTTCTTGCCAAAATCTCACCTCCGTGCTATGGTTAAGTCAATAAAACCGCTGGTCATTTTTGGCCGGCGGTTTTTTGTTGTGGTTCCATAAACAAAAATTGTTGGAATTTTGCATGCAAAAAGGTCGATGTGCGTTCTCGAGTCTTTAAAAATGTACCCCCCGTTCGTTTTCGAGGGGGGCTTAGCGGTTTTTAATACGGCGGAAGTGTTCAAAGTTCGCGTTTTTAAACTGATTTTTAATCTCGTTGAATGCGATCGTTTGTCCACGTTCTTTTAGTCTTTGCTCGCAAACCGCTGAATCAGTATCGATCAAGATATGATCAATGTGATGATAGTTAGCCAATAGTCCATCGATCCGCTCGTCTGGCAATGTCCTGATGATCCAAACGTTATTGAAAGTTTGCTCATCCTTAAGCTTACGTAACATCTGATCAAGGAACAGCATGATGTAGTCATGCACGTCGTGGTTACGTGACCGGCTAGGCAAGCCAGTCAGTGTCTGCATCAACTCATCATAATCATAGATCAGATCATGATCGGTCATGTGACGCTTAACGTATGTTGACTTACCACTCGCAGGCAATCCACACACAATCTTTATCTCCATGTAACGTTCACTTCCCTTATGATGCTTCATCCATTCACGTTTGGTCTTGACCTTGTGACACGCACGACAGAGTGATTGAAGGTTATCAGGATTCAATCGGTCGTCCCAGTCGTCTTTGCTAGGGATGATGTGGTCCACCAGTTCAGCAGCCATTCCACAGCGTTGACACAAACCGAAATCTCTCTCCAATATCTGTTCGCGCATCTTGCGCCAATCAGATGTCTTATATAACCTCACATACTCGTCGTCGGCTACCTTGCGATGGTAGTTATACGCTTGGTCGTTATCGTGCCGTACCCTAGTGTCATAGTCAACTATGGCCGGCTTGCCATTGATAAACGACAGCTTGGTTGGTTTCACGGTATCCCCCCCTTATTATTTTATTGACATCGCGGCCAACCTGACGGGTTGGAGTTGAACCAGCCGCTTTGTAAGATTGAGTGGCATTACCAAAATAAAAAGCCAGCCGTTAAGCTGACTTAGTTTTTGTATTTAATTACTATTTTCTGAATTATTGTAATCACTATTAAATTTAAAATTAATTAGTAGCAACATTTGAACAAAGTCTAAAATTCGTTGTGCATCGCTCTTATTTTTAGCCGTTTGATTATGAGTAGCACTGTTACCTTCCGTTCTAATCTCATCAATCCATTCTCGGCTTTTCTCTGGAACATAACCGTTCTCAACAAGATAATCAACATACTTAACAAATCGTTGACCATCTTTAGCACCATAGTAAACTGCAACATTCGCTAAAACTTTACGGCATATAAGAATAACGCCCGTAAATGCCCCAGCTTGATATGAATTACGTGCTTCATCATATAAACTCTGTACTGTATCAGGCAAGTTAGTTATTGGTTGCCCATAAGCAGATCCAGGTGTCACCATACCGGTCTCCATAAAAGATGGCCTCCCACAATACGGGCACAAGTAAATTGCACAATCATAATGGTTTACCGTATATCCATAATTTGCCCCAACTGTTTGTCCACAATATCCACATTTATATCTATATGGGTACAGACGTTCTGTGTTTCTCCAATCTTCAAAATCAATTTTTTCCATTTTATTTTCACCTCATACATATAATACAAAAGCCCAGTCGATTAGACTAGGCTGAGGTAAAAATAAAATGATCGTAGTTTATTGTCATCGCGGACAATCTGGCGGGCTGGAATCGAACCGGCGCTCCCATTGTTAATTTTGGACGCACTCAGTATTGGAAAATGGGAGCTGACCACACGCCAGACAAGGATAGTGAATCGGTAAGGGAGGTTGTTTATCACCTCCATTTTAAAATGCTATCCTTATGAGCTAAGTGGGGAGTCGAACACCCATCATGCGCTGAGAAAACGTTGTTAAAAAATCAGTGCCCACCCGGTGGACGTTAGCTCTATCCGCAACTAGAGGAATTGAACCTCTCCAGATGAATTGAATTTCTCCGGTGCCGCCAGGTTGCGGTGTACGTAATTATTCTTTAAGGAGGTCACACATCACTGGTGAAGAAGCGTGTAAGTTGATGAAAGAGTTAGATATATATCCAACTCTTCCACAATACATATTATTGCACTTTACAATCCTAATGCTTTCCGGGTTTTCTCCGGTAAATTTCCGGATTTAAACGTGAACTACTCGGTCATTTATGGTCGAGTAGTTCACAATGATTATTACTCCAAAAGTATTCTTTCTAAAAATAACTCAAAAGGTGATTAATAGTATTAGCTAAATCAGCATCAGCTGGATAGTCAGAATCACAGTATTTTCCATTGTCATCTAAGGATAAGTAATCTAAGTCTCTCTCATCCCACAATAGTTGCAATGCTTCAGAAATAACTGATTTTTCTTTTTCATTAAAAAACAACACTATCACCTCGCTAAGCAGCAATTTTCTCTAATTATAGCATTTAATTCTCCATAACTAGCATATCAGGGATCAACTCTTCCACACCGTACATGACGCGGTACTTCTGCATGATGTCAGCGAACTCACGACACGCACGCCGCTCAGCGATAGGATACTGATCATTGCCGCCAATATGTGCTGCTTGCTTGGCTTGCCATTGCTTCTCACCAGCTTTAAATCGATGTGTCAAGATGATCTTCGATTGTGCCGAGCATCGTTCGATTGCGCAATCCACGCACTCTAACGCCTGCTTGTAGATCATTCCATTGATCCACTTTTCTTCCGTATGATTGCGTAATGAACCGTGCACGCCGGTCACATCACCAACTGGTGAACTGATTGATCTCAACGCCAAGTACTGGTTCAGAATCCGCTGGTAATTGCGAGGATGGCGACTGTCGTCCTTCAGGAAGAAGTCTGCCACCGCTTGCGCCGTTTGCTCTTCATCGTAGTCTGGTAGTAATTCCACAATTCGTCCTCCTCACATCACCATCGCCAAACCGGGATTCCGACTAACAGCCACGCTAAGCCATTAGTAATCAATAACGCCACTAGGACGGCCAGAATCCACTCGATAAAGTCTTTCAAAATCTAACCCCTCCCTAGAATCAATTGTAGCGCTCTCTTAGCCATTTTAACCCAGTCATAATCAATTGTCCCACCCCGCTTATCAAGTGGCGTCATCGCCAATTCTTGAGCTAATTTGACTGCTTCTTGCCAGTCCTCTAATTCTAATGCTGTGTCCCGGTAATCACGGGGGTGGTAGTTAAACGGTTCCACCTTACTGATGGTCACGATCGGTTCAACACTGCCAAAGGTGTCAAGGGATGTAGCTAAGATGGCTACCTCATTAATTGAGTAGTGTAAGTTGACATCGAAGCCCTTCTTCTTCAATTCTTCGTAAGTCATAGCTACCTCCTATAATTTGGCTCGCCCACTCTTAATGTCTTCTTCGATCCGATCTAGGCGCTTTAAGTAGATCTCTTTGCGTTTCTTGAAGTCCTCATAGTTGAGGGCTAAATCAATCCCCTGGTCGTGAATCTCACCGATTGACTTAAGGAAAAGTAGTTTCTCGTACTCTTGGAAGTACGTCCTGGCCTTTGCCAGGTCTTCGGTTGGATCAGCCGTCTTCTTGCCTGCTCTGCGCTCGTATTTAACCATGTTTAGGTAGCAAAACCCGATCGCCATGACAGCTGGGTAATGGCCTCGCTCAAACTCGAAAAATAGGTCGTGACCATGCCGATCGACATAGTGCTTGGGGCGAATCATTTCAGTTGCCTTCCTCATCAATTGGTCCTCCATCTTTGTATAGAATGTACTTTATCTGATAATCCTTTAACCCCGTAATGACTTCCAGCTCTGCCGTTGGAATCAAATACTCGCGATTTAGAAATATAAGGAATGTTTTTTGCCTCTCTTTCGGGATTGATTGGTACTTCTTGCGGAACTCGGTTCGAATCTCATTCCAGCTCATTCCTTTATCTTTCATCATCTGCTTCCGCTTCTGCTCGTACGCACGTCGATTCTGTATAGCTCTAATACGTGCTTTTGATCGCCGGACGCGTTCGCTCCGTTCGATCGCCTTTTGAATCACCAGGAATTCAAACTCGACGTTCGGCTTGCCGTTCTGTTCGATCCAATCAACAGTTGATGGCGGTAGCTCATATCCGTAGCGCTGATACTCGTCCAAATCAATCGCCGCTAGTAGGCTTTTGGTTAATAAATTCGCCATTGCTATCCTCCTCATTCAGTGGGCGACCACACATAGGGCAATAATCAATTGCATATTTACAATACCCAAACGGTGCATTTACAAGCTCCTCATCCGTTATTGCTTCTGGTGAAAAGTCATAAGTAACGGTAAACTGTTGGCTATCCAGATAATTTGCAATATATCCTACAATTTCATCGCACTCAATAGAAAATAGCGGTTTTTCGGAATGGCAATACGGGCAATTCTTCTGCTTTTCAGTTAGTTTCACAATTTGTCCTCCTTAGCATCATCAAAAACATGCCCAATTTTATTAGCGATTTCATTTAATTGGTTCATTCGCTGTAGCTCATGTAATGCAATAATTTGAGCTGCTTTTGATTCAATCGGATAATTACTACTAATAATCCTAGTTAACGTTGGTTTGTCGAATCGATCACTCATTTTTTATAAACACACTCCATTTCGTCTTGCTTTTCATATCACCCAAGATTGGTTGCTGACCGAATGCTTCAAAGACCTTTTTAATCGGTATCTGGTCCTCATTCCACTTAAACAATAAGGTTCCGGTCGGCTTTAGCACCCGCATAATCTCTCGAAATGCTTTGTGAAGCTCGCTTGGCCAAGCCATTAAATCAAGGGTTCCGTATTTTTTGGCAAGCCAACTTGTTTTGCCAGCTCGGACCAGATGAGGTGGATCAAAAATAACTAAATCGAAAGTTTCATCATCAAATGGAATGTTTTTCCAGTCAGCTTGAATATCGGGACTAACTTCAATCTTACGTTCATTACCACGATCCATCGCTGTATACACGGCCTTGCGAATATCCATATAGGTTGTGTGGGGCTCTTCTTTGTCGTACCAAAACATCCGACTGCCACAGCAAACATCAAGAATTTTCATAGCGTCCTCCTATTGTGCCTTGTCGTCCATGATGGCTTGTTTTTGCCACCAATCCCATTCTGCTTTAGTGTCTGCCTCTGAGTAATGGTCAAAGTCTTCGTGTTTCCAAAGTTTTTCCATTAGATTGCCTCCAGTTCACTTGCTGCTACGTCTTCGATCAAGGCGTGGTTGTCTGCGTCCCACAGATCAACCGTCCCGTCTTGCCAGGTAGAGTGGATCGTAAACGCCACCTTGCGCCACTTAACCCGGTCACCCGGGAATAAATCAATCGTCATCGCTTTCTATCCCTCCATTGCTCGCACGTCTGACATCCCGTTAAATGCGATTCGGTGGGCCTTGTTTTGTGTAACCAACCGGCTAATAATCTTTGGATCGTAAATTCGCTCCAGTTCTTGAGTAGTGTTATTAGTCGTGATTATCGTCATCTTGTCTTGTTTGTTATAGCGGGCGTTGGCCACCTCATACATCAACTGTTGTAGTTTGGCATGCGCACCCTTGTAGCCTGGTTCATTAATCCGGCTGACCAAGCCACCTTCTGTTCCGAAGTCGTCCAAGATCAAGACGTTAACTTCTGTCATCGCACGCTTGACGTTCGCCAGCTTGCTCTTGACGTCGTAGGCATCAAACTGTGCTTCCACTAGCGACTTAAGCTCAGTCGTGGACACGAACATCCATGACCAACTCTTGTCTTGCTTGAGTTTGTCTGCAATCGCTAGCGCCAGGCTTGTCTTGCCAGTACCTGGCGATCCTAACAGCGCCACATTAAAAGCACCGTTCTTAGTCGCCTCTTTGGCAATCGTCCACGCCTGGTTACCAATGGCACGCGCCCTCTCTTGGTCGGGTTGTTTATTTGGCTTCCAGTCCCCAAAGGTGAAGCTGATTGGAATCCCCGCTGGCCATAGTGACTTGTCAAGGTACACCATCGCCTTCTGGGTTTCCATTTGCTTAGTCAGACGCCTTGACAACTCCCGCTCTCGTTCATCTCGTTCTTCCGGCGTTGGGATGTGAACCGGCTTATCAGGCAAGTGCTGCCTGGCCAGTTCACGAAGTCCAACCGGAAGGCTCTCCAGCAGACTTTCATTCATGTTTATCTCTCCTATTCATAGTAGCGATCGTAAGGGTTAGCCGGTTGCCTGGTTGGCATCGGCTCGTTAAGATAGCTCTCAAACTTGGTGCCAAATAGGGTCGCTGGTCTTAAATACTGATTCATCTTCGGGTCGTTCTTCCAAGCGGCCACCTTAATATCGATGACCTTCTTAAAGTCTTCGACCTCAAAACCCTCATTAGACCTTGCATTGATCAAGCGTTGAGTTGCCTTGCTGCTTGCTCGGTAGCTAGTACCGACCTTGCTGTTAAGGTAGTCAAGAATTTCTTGATAAGGGGCGTGGTCGGGCTTGCCCGACAATATATCTTCTTCTGTTCTATTAGATGCTCTATTAATTGTTCTATTATCTGGATCACTGGTGACCCTACCCTCGGATCGCTCGTGAACCGGGGGTAGTATCATGGTTGAACCTACCCTAGGATCAGAATTGATCCTACCTATACTTATGGTTCTTCTGACGATTTGTTTCCCTTCGTAAACGTTATTTCGTTTGATAAACCCGTATTCTTCTAGTCTTGCTAAACTCCGCTTGATTGTTGGTTCCGAACAATTCAACCGTTCTGCTAACTTCGAATTGCTCATGAAAAAACTATCGGTAACATTAAGCATGGCGTAGATCTCTCCGTAAAGGAGCTTATCCTTATCCTTGAGGCGATCGTCATGAGCAACCCCAACCGGGATATTAAGGAATAGGTTTGCGCCTTTGTATTCTGCCATCGTTTTCTCCTTTCTGATATGATTTAATCAATCCAAAGTAAAGGTGGTGAGATTATGAAACTTAAAAATGTAAGTCGTGTCGCAATTGTGACCGATGAGGATACTGCCAATAAACTCCTCAGTCACGGTTGGAAACTGCTTAAGGTGACTATCTACGCTAGCACAGATGACCGTTACCTTGAGCATGGTGTTTTCCAGGATTCGAACCCTTGTCTTATCTTAGGGGCGACCAAAGAAATTGCTAACCACTACCCAGAGTCAGAAGCGCGCAAACGAATTTATGATTAAGCTTTAGCATTAAAGTAAAGGCTATTGTCTGCATAGATGATGGCCTTTAGTGCTTCTTGATAGGAAACATTGTGATCCCGGCAAAGTTTGACGATGTCGTTACTTAAGCTACGGGTCTTCTTATCGCTGATATATACGTCGTCAAGTGCTTTCATTCGGTTTACACCGCAAATGTGGGCATTAATTTCTTTCATAAGGTTAATTTCTTCCATCGTTCAGTCCTCCTTAAAACGGCAAGTCATTGTTGCTGATCGCTTGTGGCCCGTCACCAATCGTTTGTTGTTGCTCTTGTGGGGCTGGCTGATCATGAAATTCATTTTGTCCTTGCGATTGGTAATTACCAGCTTCGCCAGCTTGGAATCCTCCTACGTTGTTGTTTGCCTTTGCTTGTGGTCGGTGCTGGCCGTTAGGCTTGCTGCCATCCTGTTGTAGTTTGTCATGATACTTGACGTGCAAGTAGTAGTTGCCCTTGTTTCGTCCGAACTCTTGTTCTTGCCATTCAACTGTGATTGATAATCGCTTACCCATCAAGCCGCGTGCATATTCCTCAATGGTATTAATCACAGTGCCATTAGGCACTCCAATCTTGACCAGTAAGTCGTTGAACCGCCGGACTGACTTGTCCAACGCTTCCGGGCTAGCATCTACCCAGGCCAACTGATCTGCGAACTTAATCTCATCACCTTGATGAGTGCCGTCCAATACCCGGTAATCTAGCCGTACCATCGGGTTGCCTTGACGGGATTGCTCTAAGTCGCTCTTGATAATCTCAACGTTGTAGTCTCCCGCTTCGTCTAGGCGGTTCCCACCAAAGGTGTTGTTTTCGTCTACTTTAAATAACATTTTCTTGTCTCCTTTTAATTTGCTTGGAATAGTTCACTTGCGTTGATTAGCTTACGGTCATCTAACCGATTTTTAGCATGGTTACCTTGCTCAGGGTCTAGCTCAATCACTCGTTTGTTATCTTTGAGGTATAATCGACCGACGACATCAAACATTGATGTGAAGGAGTTAAACGTTTTGGCGTTCATATCCGCCTCATAACGTCCGTTCATAAATTCCGGGCCTTTATCGATCTGGTGGGCGGTAGCGTACACATTGACGTTTGACTGCCGAAGCATCGTTCCCATTGACCGGAACCATAGTTGCAATTTCTGGTAGTTCTGACGGCCGTCTTTGCTAGCCCCGTCAATATTTTCTAGGACCATGTTCTGGAGGGCGCTTACGTTATCTAAGCCAATAGCATCGTATGTGCTAATAGCCCTGTTTAACCATTGCTCGATCGTGTGTTGAATGCTTGGCATGTCGCCTTGTTCGATGATTCCAACGTCGATTCCTTTTGCTCCTCGTAAAACGTCCGTTGATAGGTCAAAGCTGATTAATAGTTTTTTCTCACCTGGCGCTTCCCTGAAAAGTGTTGTCTTACCAGTTCCGCCATCGCCATAAATTAGCCACATATGGGCTTGTGGTGGCAGTTCTCCGTTTTTGAAGAATCTCATTACTTAACCTCCTTCCACGAATCTTTTTCAGTTCGCTTTTTTATCGCAAGTGTTGATGGCTGATCCTTAACAGTGACTCCAAACACCACTTCACCGTCCGATGTGATTACTTTCCCGTCAGGAGTGATCGCCAAGTCTTTCTTAAGATCACTCCACTTGAGCTTGACCTTCTCTTCTTTCTCGACTAAGTCAGTACCTTTGAACTGCTTGATCAGTTCTTCTTCATCGGTCTTGACGATCGTTTGTTTTGGCTTCGTCCATGTAAGCCGCCCTAACACGCCTGTGTACTCGTAGTCTGGTTCTTCTGACTTCTTGAGTTCGGCGTAATCGGCGATCAAACCACGCATGTATTCAATTGTCTTTTGGTTGTCTTTCTTGTGTTGCTCGACGTATTCTTTCGTTGCTGCCAAAATCTTGTCTTGGTTGTCGTTGTCATCTTGTGCTTCTTGAATCTTTCGAAAAGCCCATTCGAGTTGGCCTTCGTTTTCAATAAAGAAGCGTTCGCCATGCTTCTCACCAGATTCTTCAAACGATGCTTTCACGTCTTTCAATGTTGGCTCCATTGTTAGTCCCCCAATCGCTTTTGAGCTTCCTTATCGATTAAGTCCTTAGCAACGTCGAGTTGTTCCTCAATCGCTCGGACCTCTGCTCGCAGTGCGCCACGAGTTTCTGGCTCATTTGTATCTAATCCCTTCAAGTCCCACATCGCCTTCATCAGACGATCGCTGGCGTGCTTAAAGCCATTTGCGTATTCTTCGTAGTTCATGTGGTAATCATTTCCTTTCGTATGATGGGTAATCTTTAATAACTTTCCATTCTTCGAAAATAGGCATATAATGACCTCGTAATTTTATTTTTGTTGGAGCTTAGTGGTTGCGGCCACTAGGCTCTTTTTGCTTTGGAAAGCTGTACTTGAAGCTGGCCAGGACGTATGGCACGATGGCCACCGTCGCTAGTGCTACCTGGTTCGTAAGTAACAATACGATTGCTAAGACGAACAAGGCGACGTACGCCAATCCTTCAGTGCTAGTCATTTTGAATTCCCCCCTTTCATGGCATTTTTGCCGTCCAATCAATGTCATCGTGGTGTTCGTGCATCCACGTTCTGGCATATGGCAGGTAGATCTTAGTGACACTACCTTTGCCGTGTGCGCCTTTAACCCACGCCTCTGGTTGACCATTCTCGATTTGTACCTCTGGGAAACTGTCGAAGATAAACAGCCTGATCCACGCTGGTGATTTACCCGCGAACAGGTCATCACGGACTTCGGCTAACTTAGCCCAGTCTTGCTGTGGTGAATCCTGCTTAATTAATGGGGCCACCAGGTTAGCCAATTCTTGCAAACTGTTTTGGTCCATCATGATTTGCACTGCTGATCTCTCCTTTCTGCTAGAATTGAGTCATCTCCTAACGAAAGGAGGTGATTAATTTGTCTCAACCATCTAATGAACAAATTGCACACGATCTCGCAGTTGCTTATGTTGCAGACGGTTGGCGTGCCGGTGAAATATCTGAACGTTTATCCGCTCAAGCCTATTTGCAGGCCTACAAACGATTCTTGTCTGACCTTAATCGTTTGGATCGTTAACTAATTTTTGAAACAGCATTTCATTTACCTGATGGAGTGCTGTTTCTTTTTCGTAATACGAATGTTTGCCACTATTTACAGCGGTAAGGATCCCGTCAATGTACATTTTTTCGTTCTCTGATAATTGATCATATCGATCTAAGAAATTTTCTTTTTGATATGAATGCATTATCGTTCCCTCCTACATTCCTAAGTCGTCGTCTTGAATCTCCAGTGCGTTGTCTTGGAATACCTTCAACGCTTCAGGAAAGTATCGCCAAGCTCCTTCTGGTGTCCGATAGCTTAAGTGCTGATCCCGTTTGATCCCAAGCTTGTTACCCCACTTGCCAATTTGAATTGCAGAAACACCTAACTTATTGGCAATCTCGCTGGCCGTATATTCCCGCTGGCCACCAACTGGCAACGCAGTCATTGTGTTAATTGCTTCGTTCCGCATCTCCGTTGCCATTCGACGTTTGCCGTAATCATCAGCAACATTTGCTAATTCCAGCCAGATTTTGGCGTCTTCATTGCGAAGCTGGTGTTCCTTATTAATGTTTTGTTTCCGCATTTCTGCTAACCACTTGAGCTTGAATTCCAAGTTCTCACGAGTGAGATTCTTGTCGGCGCCGATCATCTTGCCGTTGTGTTCGGCTTGGTATTGGTTAAATAAACCGACGTAGGTTGCGGTGAAGATAGTTCCCTTGCGTCCAGTCAGCTTGTTGGCTACGAATTCGCAACCTTGTTTGGTGAGCAGGTAACAATCTCGGGTTTCGCCTTTTGCGTCTTCGTAGCTCGATTCGATGAAGAAATCTAACGCGCGCAATTTTGCGCTCGTTGCCATTTCACTGATATACCGGCGAATGTCACGCATTAAATCGCGGTGGCGCTTGCCAATCATCTTGGCGACGTCACGTGAGTCCATTGCCTCTTGGTTGTTAACCCGCTTGATAATTTCTACTTGTTTTTCCATACTCGTCCCTCCTAATCTCCCAGCTGGCTTTCTTGGTCAGCAATGTTTTCGTTAATCATTCATCCCTAGCTCTCGATATATCATCATCCGGATCTCAACTGATCGCGGGTCATTGCTTCCTTTAATGGCCCGACTGATTTGTGCCGGTGTCGTATGGATTCGCTTAGCAAGGTCTTTCTGCTTGATGCCACGCACCATAAGCTGATACTTAATGGCAATTTCAACACTGTCACTAGCCTTTTTAAGGTTTGCTTCTTCAACTGGCATACACTTTGCCCCCCTTGTTTGTTATTTTTTGATCAAGTTATTGAATACAGTCAGAAAATTTGCTAAACTGTAAGCAATTAAATAACGTCACCATTCCCTGCACTTCCCTAAAACATAAGGTTTGTTGACGCTGTATTTTTATTGCTCAATTACTTGATGATCCTATACTAACATATTTTCTAAATTCATCAAGTAATTTTTAGAATTTTTTCTGCACAGGTTTATTACTTTGGAGTTTTTACCATGAACTTACTTGATAGGATTAAAACGATTTCTAAACAGAAAGGCTTGAGCCTTAGAACTGTTAATGAAAGAGCTGGACTCGGACCTAATGCTATATACAAATGGAAGAATACTAGTCCGTCTTTTGATAAGTTAGAAAAAGTTGCCAAGGTTCTGGATGTCACACCTAATTACCTATTAGGTAGAGAAGATCATTCTAGCAATGCGCCTGTCGACCTATTAGACGGTGTCCGTATGTACAAAGGCCGCCCCCTCGATGATAAAGAAAAATCCATGATTGAAGCTTTACTGGATTCATACCGTAAGGGGGATGACTAAAATGGACGAGCTAATCACTTATTTGGTTAATTGGGGATTTGATCACGGATTTGGGGTAACCTTTACTGATCAGCTTCCAGCATCCCTTGCGGGTTTTTCATCGCAAAAAGACAAAGCCATATGGATTAATACTAGCTGGAGAAACAAACCTGAATATGGATTCGTAGTTGCTCACGAGATGGGACATTTGATAGATGGCGATGAAGGGATTAATCGCTACTCATCACCCTCACTCTCAATTAAGAATGAGTACGCTGCTAATGTTTACGGAGTTAAGTTGATCAAAAACTATGCTAGCCGACAGGATATTGAAATTAACAATCGAACGGCCTTTTGCCAAACATTTGGAATCCCGTTAGTTCTTGCGGATTTAATATAGCAATATACGTCCAACCCTGATCGACGTTAAAAGCTGTTGGGAGGGACTGACAATGGAAACTGCGTTATTTTTATCAGGCTTGGGCTATCTAGTGGCAATCATGGACTTTGTGGTTGCGATCGGGTTTCTGATCACTCTACTTGTTGGCCAAACATCTGGAAATGAGATTACTTTTAAGGTTGGCAAAAAGGGAACACTAATTGCTGGAATTGTTTTAGCTGCTAGCTTGGTACTTGGCTTTGGCGCCGGAGCGGTTGAGAATAGCATCGCAACTCAGCGTAACAACCGCTTTGATAACTATGCTGAAAAATACACTAAGCTGTATGCCAAAACGTCCACCGATGCCGAAGATATCGCCAACAACATTTACGATGCTTGGCAAGATGGAATCTTTGACGACACGTCAGATAATAATTTCGATCCAAGCACGGTCGTATCAGCATCCCTTGAAAAAGATGCCGATAAGGTCTACGCGCTAGAAAACAACATGAAGGAACTTAAAGATACGTTAGACAGCATGAAGGATTGCGATGCTCCAGACCGTAGCATCAAACTTTACCAAAACTCCTACGATAAGATGAGTGAGATGGCTGACTACGTGACTAATCCATACGGCAATTTCAACAGTTTTTATGACACGACAAATAGCCAGGATAAAGCCGTTGGAAATTACTTACGGGAATTATTAAATAAGTAAACCCGAACGTTAGTAGCGAAGATGGCCTTAATGACCGGCTTTGTTTGTAGTTTGGGATCCCTACCGAGCTGGATTATATAGCCTACCTTAAAATCAAACGTATCCTTATCAGCTGACAGTGCTGGTTACTTATACGGTTACGTCCAACCCTGATCGACGTTAAAAGCTGTTGGGAGGATAAAATGTCACGAGGTATACTGCGCAAACCATCAATTAAAAAATCTTTAGCCGCAAAGTATAAGGGCGCATACACCAGAAAATTAAAGAAGAGTCTTATTCCTGGGTATGGGACAAAGACCGCAGGATGGCTTCATCCTAAGCGAAAACTATACAATAAAATTTATTACCGCACCTCTATAGATACTAGAAAAGTTATTGCTGATGCTTTGACTAAAAAGAACGAGCGCAACACATCTTCTACATCTTCAAATGTTTCCCAAGGGAAAACGTCATCCGGTTTTTTAGATTTTTGCCTGATTATTATCACTGCAATTTTGCTTACAAATAGGCATACTATTTTAGCTATTATCCTTATTTGTTTAATTGGCTGGCATGTAATTAATGGAGAAAAGCAGGAGAGTGAACAAAAATGATTTTCTTAGGTTGGGTATTTATTCTTTGGGCGGCATATCTTGCATTTAAGCATCGTCACAATCTCAAAAACGCAAAGAAAATTGTTATTGGGATTGTTGCTTTGCTTTTCTTAGGCATAATGACGATTTCTACAGGTAAGCCTGATGACAGATCAGCAGGAAAAGAACAAACTTCTTCTAAAGTCGTTAAACATCATCACGCTAAAAAGCATAATCAGGCAAGTTCTTCAAGCGAATCAAGCACATCATCAAGTAGTGAATCCGAAAGCACTGAAAATTCTAGCGCTAACTCAGCAAATTCATCTAGTGACAGCGATTCTGCTGATTCAACTGCTACTTCAGCAGAAGACAACTCAAGCACTGCTGATCCATCAAGCAAGGGTGATATGACAACCGACCAGCAAGGGACGATTGTCGGGAATTCAAAAACAAAGGTTTATCACACGCCTGACCAAACTGGTTATCGTATGAACTCGGCTAACGCCGTTTACTTTAACACAGAGCAAGAGGCACAAGCCGCCGGTTATCGGAAGTCTTTGCGGTAAAGCATAAAAAAACCACCGACAGCGGCAACTGTCAGTGGACTATGGGTTGAATAATATATGCAGACCATTCAACTCCACCAGTATATCATAAGAATATACGAACAAATAAAAATCCCACCCGTACAAAGCGAGTGGGGAGAAGTTAATCACGTATAGCCATTATACCACAAGGGAGTGTGCATTATGGCACAAATTATCAAGAAAGGTCCATCATGGATGGTGCGTGTTAGCATCATGGGAGATGATGGCAAACAGCATAAGAAATCTAAATCGGGCTTTAAGACTAAAGCTGCAGCTAAGCTCTACGCAAACCAAATGGAGCTTCAAAAATCGACCGGTGGCTTGGCATTGGACTCAAAAACGCTGTTTCCAGAATACTTTAAAAGTTGGTTTAACCTATACAAGCAGTCAAACGTCACTGAGCGAACGGCACTGACCTATCATCAGGTCTACAATGCTCTCAAACAGTATCTAAACGTACCTGTGGAAGATATCGACCGCAGACGCTATCGTCAGTTTATGGTTGATTTTGGCTCAAATCGTGCCAAGTCGACTGTGTCAAAGTTTAATTCGCTGATCCATGCCTGTGTCAAGGACGCTATGTATGACGGGGTTGTCCACAAAGATTTTGTTGCGTCAACCGACTTGGTTTTTGATAAGGGCAAAACACGTAAAGTTGACTATCTGTCTATTGATGAGATTAAACAACTGGTTAGCCATCTCGTCAAAACTCGTAACGTGCACTTTACATCGAAATACATGATACTGACTGCCATTTATACCGGAGCCCGTCTTGGTGAGATCCAGGCTTTGACGTGGAGCGACATCAAGGGTGATACGGTCAGTGTCAACAAGTCTTGGAACGAAACCACACAGGACTTTCAACCGACTAAAAACGAATCATCGAATCGCACCATCAGTGTGGACGATCAGCTGATCTTGTTCCTTGATGAGCTGCGCTTTAACGATAAGCAAATCTTTGTCAGCCAATATCACACCGTCCCTACTTCCGCAGCCGTCAACAAGACACTGCGCGAATCGCTCAAGGCATGCCATATCAAACGGCGTGGTTTCCATTTCCACAGCTTACGACACAGCCACGTGGCTTTCTTACTGGCCAACGGGATTGACTTGTATGCCATCAGCAAGCGACTGGGCCACTCTGATATCACCACGACATCACGGGTCTACTCGTACATGATTGATGAGTACAAAAATCTGACCAACAGTCAAATCATCAAAGCATTAGGAAAATTGTCAAGTGTCTAGGTGCCTATATGGTGTCTACAACTTTCATTTTCCTATGTTTACTAAAACCCCAAAACCTTGATTTAATAGGCTTTGGGGTTTCTAGTTTTTCATATATTCCTCTATAAAAGGAGAGTACAGGATTTGAACCTGCGCGCCCATTCAACATGGGTTCGCCGGATTTCGAGTCCGGTGCATTACCACTCTGCCAACTCTCCGTAACAACTATGTAAGTATAGCATTACTTACATAGACGTGCAAGCGATTATTGGTCAGCAATGTCGTAAGTTTTGATCCCGTTCTTGGTTGTGTACATTACTTGGCTGGTGTCGTTGGGGTTCATCAAGCTGATCGAGTAGTCGCTGCCCAAGAGCTTGGACACTTGCGTCGACGTCTTATCCAGCGAATCGGTCAGAGAAGACCAGCCCATGCTGCTGGCTTGGGTTGGGTTTTGGGCCAGGTACTTGAGCGAGTCGGCCTCGTCGCCGCTAGACGGGTCGATTTGAAAGGTCTTGGAGCCCGAATCAAAGGCCACGCTGCCGAACTTAGAATAGGAAGATTGGAGCTGCTTTAAAACGGCGGCTTCTTTTTGTTCCTGGGTCATGTTGGCCGTCGAAGAGGACAAAGCGGGGTTGTTAGAATAGCCGCTGATGCTGTTGCTACTGGTGCCCGACGACGAACTCTTGGCACTGGTCTGACTGCTAGTCTGGGCGCTGCTGTTTTTATGCCAATAAGGCAGGTTGATAACTCCGTACACCGTTACCGCTAAGCTCACTAGAACCAAGAGGGTGGCAAACTTCCACTGGTGGTACTGTTGCCAGGAATTAACCAGGTAAAAGCACCCCAACACAAAAATTAACCCACCGAAAACCACTAAAAGTATCATGATTGAATTCAACCTTTCAAATATTTTGTCTTAATCTCAATTGTGTCGCCTTGCTCAATTCGCTACAATAATTATATTAACCATTAAATTATATTAACCATTAAAGGAGAACAGCTTATGCGCATTTACTTAGCAGGGCCTTTTTTTAGCGATGAACAAATTGACCGCATCGCCCGGGCCGAACAAGCCCTCACCCAAAACCAAACGGTCGACAGTTTCTTCTCCCCCCGCCTGTCGGATGAAAATAGCACACCCTTACTCAAGGAAGGCACGCCGAAATGGGCGCAGATGATTTTCAAAAAGGACGTCGAAGAAATTGACGACGCCGACCTAGTGGTGGCCGTGGCCGATTTTGTCCACGCCAACGTCGATTCCGGAACCGCCTTTGAAGTTGGCTACGCTTATCACTCTAACAAGCCGATCGTGATTGTGCAAGAGCTGGACGAGCCTTTGAACTTAATGCTTGGCCAAGCGCTGACCCACCACACCACTTCCGTTGCCGACCTCGCCACGCTTGACTTCACCAATTTGCCCAACCACCCCTACAGTGGCCAGACATTTTAGCAGTGCAGTCGAGGTGCTATCTTGGAAAAACGCAGACAAGTTAAGTTAGAAGACGTGGCGGCCCTGGCCGGGGTCTCCAAAACAACGGTTTCCCGGGTCCTCAACAACCGTGGCTACCTGAGCGAAGCCACCAAGCAACGGGTCCACGAGGCAATGGAACAGCTCCATTACCGCCCCAACGCAATCGCCCGCCAGCTCTTTACCCAAAAGACCAACCTGGTCGGCCTGGTCTTCCCGACCGTCAACGACCCCTTCTTTGGCCAGCTTGAAGCCGGGTTGGACGAGTGCCTGTACGAGAACGGCTACCGGACCCTGATGGGTAACAGCCAAAACAACCCGCAAAAAGAAGAGCAGTACTTACAATTGCTCTTAAACCACCAGATTGACGGCCTGATCGTCGGCGCCCACAACCAGGCGATGCCGGATTACTTGCAGACCAACTTACCGATCGTTTCGATTGAACGCGCGGTCGCCCCGCAAATTCCGGTCGTCGCCTCGGATAACTACCGCGGTGGCCAGCTGGCGACCCAGCGGCTGCTAGACGCCGGTTGCCAACACATTATCCACACCAATTACCCTAAGGACGTCATGACCACCAACCAGGACCGCCGCAAGGCCTACGAGGATCTGATGAGCCAGGCCGGTTACCCCGCCATTACCTACGAGGTTAATTACGACACTCCGATGGAGGAAAAAAAGGCCATTTTCGCCCGCCTCTTTGACGAACACCCCGAAGTCGACGGCATCTTTGCCGACAACGACACCAACGCCGGGCTGATCATCCAAGTGGCCAAGGCCCGTGGCCGCCGGGTCCCCGAGGACCTCAAGGTGGTCGGCTTCGACGGCGCGGACGGCACCCGGATCCTGTTCCCGGAACTGACGACCGTCCAACAGTCGATCGACCAAATGGCGGCGGTCGCCGTTAACCTGTTAGAACAACAGATTGCCGGCCAAACCAACGTCGAATCCGTGACCCTACCGGTAACCCTTTTGGAAGGCACCACGGGCTAGGAGGCGCGGTTTGAAGCTCTACGATTATTTTTTGGGTGATTGGCAATTGACCGGGACGTCCCGCATCTTAACGGGGCACGTCGCCACCATGCACGGCACTTGGCGTTTTTCTCCGCTCTCTCCCGATAGCCTCCTGTTGACGGAGAACGGCGAAATGATCATGGGTAAAACGGCGGCGCCCCTCTCCTTTTGGCGGGAATACCGCTACCAATTTGCAGGTGACCGGGTGCTGGTCTACTTTCACGACCAACCGTCTGGTAACTATGAACTTTACCAGGCCTACCGCTTGGACGAGAACGGTCACCTCCTCGTCCCGGACAACACCTACCTGTGTGCCCTCGACACTTACGACGCCCGTTTTGAACTGGACAATGCTCACTTCGCCCAACACACCTGGGTAAACGGTCCCCAAAAGGATTACCGGTTAGATAAAGAGTTACAGCGAATATAAGAAACAAGGGGCTGGAAGAATACCGTTTTCTTCCAGCCCCTTGTTGTATTTCAGTATGCTCAATAGGTGCCGCAACTCTGATTACTGCTCCTGGTCTTTTTTCAACAGTTCCAAAAGGGCCTTATCCCGGTCAGCCACGATCTGCTTGCCGGCGTCTCCTTCCCAGTCGAAGAAGCCCCGCCCGGTCTTTAAGCCGAGTTCGTTCGCGTCCACCTTTTGCTTTAAGAGCGGATCTTCCCCGGTGCCGTTTGCTAGGTCTTGGTATAGGTAGGTGGTCAACTTTTCAAAGATGTATTGCCACGAAATGCCCCGCCAATTGTAGCCCTTATATGGGTACACAGTCGTACCATCGTTAACAAATTGAGAAACTGAACCATTTATTTCTGCCGGTGACTTAACTAACTTGAAGTGCTCAAACTCTTTGGTGTTAGAAATCTTATACGTTTGCCCCGTCAGTGACTGCGTTTCAAACGGAGCCGCTAATTGTTGACCAGTGTCGATGTCAACGTAGTATACCTTCTGCGTCAACAACTTCGGAACAATATCCGTCAAATTGTAGTACTTTGAGGTGTTAAGGTATTGGGAACTAGTTGGCCGCCCAAAGAACCACAGGTAGTTCATCGAAGGCTTGGCGTACATTGAATTCGACATGTACGAATCAACAACCATCGTCCCGTCACCATTGTAGTATGTTAAGTCCCCGTATAAACTCTGCGATAACTCTGACTGGTCCTTGCCTAGCGTGTAACTGTTTACCAAATGGTGGTTGGCATCCTCTTCATATACATAGAGAATCCCCTTCCCCACCCGATCAGTTGCAAAGGTGATCGTGTGACCAACGTCTTCATACTCACCACCATTAACAATCAACGCTTCAAACACGTATTTATCGGCTGGTACATTCTTATATACCCCAGCCGGCATGTTCCCCGGATCAGTTTGGGTAATCGTCGTCTCCCCAGTCGACGGCACGTTTTCGTACTCACTCGTCACGGTTGCTAACATCCGACGGACGGCCCGGCGAGCAGGCATAGCGCTAGCGGAACTGGTACTGGCGGCGCTGGCTGCGTCACTAGTGGAGCTGGCGTTACTTACGGCACTGGCTTCGGTTGAGGCTGCGCTAGCTTGGCTGGCTGCATCACTGGTGGCGCTGGCCTGGCTAGCAACGGCGCTGTCACTCGTCGCGGCGGCGCTGGAAGCAGCGGCGGCTTGGCTTTGCCCGGAAGCCACCGTAATCGTGGCATTGGCTTCCCCACTGGTGGCGCTGGTTGACGAGCTGAGCGCCCCGACTTCTTCGGGGTTAGTAGCGGTGTGGGCAGTTGGCCCTAAGGCCACGAGCGCCCGCATAAATTATCCAGCGATAAAACGAACTGGTTTAAAAAACACCTTTTCCCCGTAATTGAGAAAGTCGGCGTTCGGTGCCACCCGTGGTTTTTGATTAATTTGATTTATCACATCATATATCAATAGATTAATTATGTCAATTCATCAATTAATCACCTAATAAACATTATTGTTCGGGATTTTAATATTCTTTTCGCCTCAATTTGTAAATTAAACGTTAGGATCGGGTCCCGCTTTAACGTAATTCAGAAAAAGAACTCACTAATCACCATTAGCCCAGCTTTAGCACTGGTTAGGATCAACTTAGCGCATTTCAACGCCAGGGAGCCAACTTGGTGCATTCGTCCATTAATCTCCATTTCTGCCCCATCATTCCATCATAATCACTCCTGACGATCGTTCGGTTTTTAAGCACACAAAGGCGCCCTACCGTCTTTTTGAGGGGCGTTTCGTTATAAATTAAGGACAAAATAAAAACATTACCGTGGGGTTCGGTAACGTTTTCCTTACTTGAAGTAACTGTCATAATGCAGCTTACAACCGGGATTGAAGGGGTGCTGGCAGTTTAAACAAGTGCCAGTAGCGTACTGGGCAAAGTTCATCCGCTGCCCTGCCCGCATTCCCCGCACACCACGGCGAGTTCTTCCTTGCCGCAGGCGGCAAAGGGGTGATCTTCCAATTAATCGTGGCACTGGTAACAGGCGTAGTATTTTTGACACCGGGCGCACTTGAGGGCGGCCACGTCAACTTCCTGGTGGTAATGGGTGCACCGCCCCGCCTCATCGGTATCAATTCCGTGAATCTCAATCATTTTAAACTCCCAATCTCGCTATTTTTGTACTGGTTTAATCAATTCAACGCCCCGCTTTCCTCGTTTCCAGCGGCTGTAGACCGTTTCAACCGACAAGTGGTAGCACTCAGCTAACTCCGGCAGGCTCAGCCGTTCGCCGTTAATTTCGACGCGGTGGTTGACCGGGCACTTCTCCTTGACGAGCCGTTCTTTGGCGACTTCGACTTGGCCATCCCGGGGCGTCCGGTTGCGGATCAAATCGATTTCCACGCCCAGCTGCTTGGACAGTTCGTGGCGGGTCAGCCGCTGGTTGTCGACGATCAATTCCTTGCTTGGCATGTGGGCTTTGAAATCTTCGGCCACCTCCCCGAGGTACTTTTCGATCGCCGCCGCCTTGACGACCTCACTGCGGTTCTTAGCCAAATGGTTAAAGGCGTTGCGGACCGACACCTCGTTACGTTGGTGCGTCAAAGAGTAACGATAAATGCTAACGAAGTGACCGTGATCGTCAATTAAAAGGTCGTTTTTGCGCCCAGCCTCGTGTTTGACCGGCTCAATCAGCTCTTCGCCCCGGCACCCACTGTGGTAGCGTTAGTAAATCGTCCCGACCGCAAACCCGTACCGGTAGGCAATTTGGCTCAGCGACAATTTTTCACCGTTCACCCACTGGACGATCCGGGTCGGCTTTTGTTGCTTGCGGATTGGCGCCACCAGCTGGTCGTCACGCTTCCCCCGCCGGTAACGAGCCTGGATTTGGTCGGCGCTCAACTTCGGGTAACGCTCAGCCAGTTCCCCAGCCGTCAGCTCCTCGCCTTTAAAGGTGATCAGCTTGCCCTTCCTGATTTTGACGTGGCTGACGAGGAGGTCCTTGCCCCGTAGCCCCTTTTCGTAGCGATCCCGGATTGTCCGGGTGGTTACGTGGGCCCGCTTGGCAATTTTGGCGATCGTTAATTGTTCACCGTCGATCTCGATTTGGCGCGCCCGGCGGCCCTTTTTAAGCGGGGCGACCAACCGGTCCTCTCGCTTGCCGTGCCGGTAACAGTTGGCAATCACCGTTGCCGATAAGCCGGCAATGTCGCCCAGTTCTTGGTAGGTCAGCAAGCGGTGGTGGTAACGAATCCATTTGGCGTGGTGCGCCGTGGTTAACGACTGCGCCCGCCTAAGCTGGCCGGTTATCGACAGTGGGTTGAAATACAACTGGCCATAGAGGGGCCCACCCCCATTGACCCACAGTCCCTTTTCTAACCCGTGCAAGTCAGCCATGGCAATCACCGCCCGCGCCAACATCCCCACCAAGGAATGGCCGATTAGATAACTGAGGCGCTCTGCTCTGCTCTGCTCTGCTCTGCTCTGCTCTGCTCTGCTCTGCTCTGCTCATAGCATCGTCCGATCCCCCTTTTGTGTCAACTCTTAGTTTGGCATCCGTTCACATTTTATTGACGATAAGCAAACGCTGTCAATTAGATTCGATTGATTCATGAATTAAAATCTTATTGATCGGATTGCCACGCGAACGTCAGCGCCAGACCCCAAGAGTTGCTCACCCGGGAATTAATTTATTTCCTAAAATTATATCAGACTTGCGACCTATATATTGTCTACTGATGCTTGAGCGTATAAATAATCACCATAATTCAATTACATTGGTGCGTTTTTCGTCCACTTCTCGCCCCCAATGGGTGAATTAACCTTCCCTACTTGCTTTCTTTACCCATACTTTATTATAGAATCAATTATTAGCCGATTTATTAGAAAGGGTTAATAAGCTTCTTTGGGTGCGCTTTTGCACTTCCGAACCGGATCTGCACCCCAATTTAAGAAGTTCGTTCTTCACCCCATTTTGTCCCCTTTTTTGGTCGGGGCGTTACACTTTTTTCAAAAAAATTGCTTTAGGGGCTTGCCAACTTAAATAAAGTTCGCTAGAATTGGAAAAAATTAAATAAGAGAAAAATGAGAAAGACGAGTAGGTCGTTGATTTGTCCAGTGAGTCAGGGCTAGTGGAAACCTGACCAACCCTCTGCGATTGAATAACACTTTCGAAGATTACTAACCCAAATGCATTGCAAAGTAGGCTTAGTCGTGACCGGAACGTTACCACCGGATGAGTATGTTTGTACTCAATGAAAAGTGGGCTAGTAATACCCTAGCCAACTTGGGTGGTACCGCGGAAATAAGCCTTTCGTCCCTTGTCAAAAGCAAGGGGTGAAAGGCTTATTTTTTTCATCCACGGTTTAACCACAAAGGAGACTTTACAATGTGCGGATTTTTAGCTGTTGATTCTAAGGAATTTGATTTAACGACCTTTTGCGACGCCCTGGAGAAAAACGTTGACCGCGGCCCGGACATGACCGAAACCGTCGAAGAAGACGCAGTGATGTTTGGTTTCAACCGCCTGGCGATCATGGACCTGTCCGATGACGGGATGCAACCCTTCAAGGACAAAGATTGCACCCTGGTCTGCAACGGGGAAATCTATAACTTCTTACAGCTCAAAGAGAACTTAAAAGACGACTTCACCTTCCAAAGCTCTAGTGACTGCGAAGTTTTGATCCCGCTCTACCGTAAGTACGGGTTGGACACCATGTGCAAGATGCTCGACGCCGAGTTCGCCTTCGTCTTATACGACAAGGTGGCCAAGAAGGTCGTGGCCGGACGTGACCCGATCGGGATCCGGCCAATGTTTTACGGCTACACCAAGGAGAAGGGCGAAATCGCCTTTGGTTCCACGGCCAAGACCCTAATGGACTTGTGCGACCAAATCTTCCCGTTCCCACCGGGCCACTACTACGACGGCGAAAAGTTCGTTACCTACCGCGACCCGGCCATGGTTACCCGGATGCACACGCCAAGTTTTGCAGAAGCCACGACCGGCATCCGCGATTACCTGGTCAAGGGAGTGGAAAAACGGCTCCACGCTGACGCTCCGGTCGGCTACCTGTTGTCCGGGGGGCTGGATTCCTCACTTGTTTGCTCGATCGCGTCTAAGTTAATGCCGGGCAAGAAGTTACGGACCTTTGCGATCGGGATGGACCGCAACCCGATCGATCTCAAGTACGCCCGCGAAGTTGCCGACTACTTAGGCACTGACCACACCGAATTCATCATGACTCGCGACGATGTTTTAGGGGCGCTACGTGAGGTCATTTATACCCTGGAAACCTGGGACATTACGACCATCCGGGCCTCGATCGGGATGTACCTCTTGTGCAAGAAGATCCACGAAACGACCGACCTGAAGGTGATCCTGACCGGGGAATGCTCCGACGAAATGTTCGGCTACAAGTACACCGACTACGCCCCGAACGCCGAAGCCTTCCAAAGCGAATCGATGAAGCGGGTCCGCGAACTGTACATGTACGACGTGCTGCGGGCCGACCGCTGCATCTCGGCTAACTCGCTTGAAGGCCGGGTGCCGTTTGCCGACCTCGACTTCGTGGAATACGTGATGTCCTTAGACCCGGACATGAAGATGAACCACTACGACAAGGGGAAGTACCTGTTGCGGATGGCCTTTGCCGGACAAGACTACTTGCCAGACGACATCCTGATGCGAGAAAAGGCGGCCTTCTCCGACGCCGTTGGCCACTCCCTGGTCGACGACTTAAAGGAATACGCCGACGCCAAGTACACGGATGAAGACGTGGCCAAGGCCAGCAAAAAGTACGCCTACAAGGCACCATTTACCAAGGAATCCCTGCTCTACCGCGACATCTTTGAAGAATTCTTCCCGGGCAAGGCCGAATGGATCAAGGACTACTGGATGCCAAACAGCGACTGGGAAGGTTGCGACGTTGACGACCCGTCCGCTCGCGTCCTCTCCAACTACGGGGACTCGGGCAAGTAGTGAGTGCGGACCAACCATAAAGCAGGTCGTGGGCTTAAACTACATTGAAGATTAAACAAAGGGCTCCAACCATGTTCTTATGCGAACTGGTGGCGCCCCTTTGTAACTGTTCTTTTATTTGACCATCATGGTCGTCATGCTATAATAACAATATAAACGGGAGGCTGTCGGAAGCCTCCCTGGGTAGAGCCGATATTTCGGTGGCCAACTTTTAGTTATTTAATAACCGCTAGCCGGTGCAAGCTAAGGCGGTTATTTTTTTACGCTAAGTTTGATTAGCGCAACGATCAGCATCAGCAGGCAAATGTCAAAATCGTCAAAAATAACAACGAGGGTCAACTCAATCAAGAGGGCGTCCTTTCTTCCAACTTGCAT